CGTCCACTTCAGATACTCCCCGTGGAGAACCCACGTCGCGAACGCCGCAAACAGAATCCAGGTCCACCACGGCGTGGTTGCCAGGATATGCTTGCCGTCCATGATCGGCCGGATCCGTTGTGGTCGTTTCTCTTTCATATTCTCAATTGCGCTGGCCGGACTCGAAACCGGCTAACCCTTGTACTTCGGGTTCCTGCGACCGGGGCAATATCTACCCGCATCTGGGTCCTGCCTACTTTATCGGCTCATCGACCGCAGAGAAATGTGTCCTTCCACACCGCAGCGCAAACTTTAAAGGGTCAGTCCGCTCCCCGGGCCCGTCTCCCGCCTCTCGCTGTTTTGGTGGCATCAATCCGTTGATTGCCAGAGGATGCTTCTTATTTAATGCAGCGATCGACCCTTGTTTTCTGACTTATGCCGTCGGACAGAACGCGTCCAGTCCGGCCATGAGGGCTTTGATCGGCGCCACAATACGCGGACCAACCCCCGGGATAAAGGCGAGGAATGGCAGCAGTCCTGCCAGCACCGGCTTCACCAGTTTGTAGGTTCCGCAGATGTCCACCGCGGCAGCCTTGGCGCCTTTCTTGGAAACGTGCTTCGCCTCGAAGTTATCGAGTGCTTTCAGGAAGGACTTCGCATCTAACGGATTATTCATTGTTCCTCTTTTCAATTTTCAACGTACGGGACCTGTATCGCGGCGCATTCGGATTTCACGCACTGTCGGTGTAGGAGATTTCGCCCCTTTCGTTCCGTCAACGGCAGCGATACCGAAGCCGTCTATCGAGTGCGCCGCGAATTTCATTTCGTAATCGTCATTTCCGGATCTTCGGTCACGCGCGAGGCCAGCAACTGAGCCCCCTTCGCTTCCAACAGTTCCTGCAACTGGTCCAGACTGTCCTGATCCAGTGCTTCGGCGCCGTCCATCAGCAGCAACGGCAGCGGTCCGGCCTTCAGTAGCGCCAGGTCGACGGCAACCCGAAGCTTCTCTCGCGTGTTGACCGCATCGAACGGAATCGCTTTCCCGTCCGGAGTGTCCACGCATATATCCCCATCGTTCACCGTCACGCCTTCGATCGGAACCTGAGTCACCAGATCATTCCGGATATCCTTCAGGTCGACGTCCAGCGCCTGAGTCAGCGCCTTGCTCAAGTCGTCGGCTTCGTCGGCGTCCCGGTTCAGGTTCGCAATCAGCACACGCGTTTCGGTCGTGCGATCGAAGGATTTGATTTGCTCCTCGAGTTTCGCCACTTCGGCGCCAACCGTCAGGTTGGATTTCTGGTAGGCATCGGCCAGGTTCTGGGCCTGTTGCTTGCTGTCTGCAGCCAGCAGCGCCATTTTCGAATTGTAGTCACTGGTGAGTTCGTCCTTCGCGATGTTGAATTCCGCATTGTTGATTTCAATTTCGGACTCGTACGTCCGCCGATTCGCATCCATCCGGGTTTTCAGGTCATTGAATCGCGTCTTGGCTTCGCTCACATCCTCGATATCGGTATTCAGTCCGGCCTTCAGTGTCGTCACCGTCTTGCGCTTCTCAGAGACGACTGCGTTCACGCCTTTGCGCTTGTCGCGAAGAATCTGATCAATCTCCGACAGTACCTTGAACGCGTGCCGGTTCAAATCGATCGCATTCTTATTCGGCAGCAGCGACAGCACGCCGGCCAGGTCTTCCTTATTCACCTTCAGCGGTACCGCGTCCAGGAACAGCGCCAGGCGTTCGTTCTTATCCTTGGTGAGAAACTCCGTCGGGAACAAGGTGAAGTCGTTCCGGATGTTGGCCAACTGTTCCGCCGGCCGTGGCAGCGGCGCCTCCCCCGGGTAACCAATCTTGCGAGTGGTATTGTCGGCCGTCACCTTCGCCGACACCGTCAGGTACGGCGGGCCCGACCCGTCATCGAGCACGACGACCACTTCGCCCTCCTCGGCGCCTTCCCGCAGCAATGTCGCCTTATGGCCCTTGCCCAGACACGCGCGGACGGCCTCAATCAGTGAAGTCTTTCCAAGTCCGTTCTTCCCCTTAATCAGAGTCAGCGCGCCCGGCTTGATTTCCACTTCGTCGCCTACGCCCATAATGTTGTGCACGGTCAGCAACCGGACTCGAAACCGTTTCTTCTTCTCAGCCATTGGATTCCTCCTTACCACCAGCGTCGGTCCAGGCCTTGGCGCGCGCAAAACTCTTCTGCGACAACTTGCTGGCCATCTTCACGTCGAACGTTTTTCTTGCCCAGGTGATCCAGATGTTCGGATCGATTTTCATCTCCTCACGCTTCCTGGTGAGATATTCCTTCTGGGCCTCGGTGTACAGCGCCTCCGGATCGGTCATGTCCAGAGGATCATCGGAAGCCTTCTCGTCGTTCTTATCACCACCCAACTGAGTGGTAGTCGTCTCGGGTTTCGGTTCCTCTTTGACAGGTTCCGGCGCCTTCGTCTCAGTTTTCGCGGCTTTCGTTTCTTTCTTTGGCTCTGCCTTCGGCTTCCCCGTCGCGCCGGCCATATTCTCGTTACCGTGGCCTCGGTTCTCTTCCTTCCCGGCCTTGATCGCGTTCATGTCGACGACGGCCTTTTCCACCACCACCGGCGGGAAGATGTCGTCCACCTTCTCGGATCCAGAATGGATCGCGGTACCGAAACCAATCAGCACGGCCAGTTCACCGACACCAATATCCTCGATCGCGGCCTTCCCAATACGGGACAGGATCCGATCCGGCATGGCGCCCATCTTCACCAGCTTGTCGAACACTTCCGCCCGGCGTGCGGCCATGGTGGACGCCTCACCGACAGCCACCTTTTTGGCGGCCTCGTAGATCATGTTGACGTAGGTTCTGGGAATGATTCGGAACGCGGCATCCCGCAGCGCAATCGATGCGGCAGCATTGCCGGTCATCGTGATCATGTCATCGTTGAACCGATTACCCTTTTTATCGGTAATCTTCCGCCGTTTCTCGATCGTGATCCGGTTGTTTTTCTCCAGATCCCAGCAGACACCCTGCGAAATAACTTCCTTATCTTCGGCACCGACCACACGCGCGCCCACATGCAGATTCCCGTATGCGCTAATGCAGATTTCGGCCAGACGGATCGACGGACCCTCAATCACCTTGCCACCACGTGGTAAGGCAAACATGCAACTGCCGGCAATTTCCTTGTTGAACGTCGCCAGGGTCATGGCGTCATTCATGAACTTCTTGATTTCACGCGGGTACCGGTGTGCTGCGTCCAACTGGGCTTCCACTTCGCTCTTGGCCAACTGGCCGGCGACTCCACCGGCGACTATGACGGCAACTTTATCCGCCTGTTCTGAGGATTGTTCGTCTTCGTACGGATTTGCGGACATGAAACTATTCTCCTTCTGGCTCTGCCAGTGACATTCGGAAGTAAGGACAGGTTGGAGCAAATTCACAATACGTCGTCGAGCACCACCAGTCGCGACCTTGGTTGGCCGGCGCGAATGCGCCTTTCTCCAGTATCGTTTTCGCGTTCTCGATTCGACGCATCAACACTTCAAAGTCCGATTTGTTGCGGGTGGACGTGAGTCGATCGGCGACTCTCACTCCGCCCTTCAGGTCGACGATGTAGTCCAGGTGCACCTTCACCGGTAACGGCGTCTTGTCGATGATGGCTTTCGAAAAGGCGTACGTCGTCAACTGATCGCTCACGACGGCTGCGTTCTTATTCGGCGATCGCTTCGACGTCTTCAGGTCGGACATGGAATCGTCGGTCTCGTCCAGGTCTCGGGTGCCGACCAGATCAAATGGCATCCCGGGAATCTCCAGCGACCACTTGGCCTGAACCCGCTTCGGTTTCAATCGGGGCGCCAGTACGGCCGCATGAGCCCGGGCCAGGCGGACAGTCTTGTCCACCACCTTGGCTTTGCTGGCCTTCTCGCCGATAAGCTTGTCTTCGGGCTGCAACTGGAGTCCCTCTTCCTCCATGCTGGCCACAGCGTTATCCCGGGCCTCGTCCACCACCTGATCCACCGGCAGGAGCACATCCTTGTCGATTTTATTCTGTAGGTTGATATTGGCGCCGTGGTCGACGGCCTTGCCGACGTGCACGTAGCTGGGCGCCACACCGCGGTCGTTGAGGATGTAGCGCCGTTCGAACGCCACACCGCACGCCCAGAGTTTTTCTAAGGCGGAGAAATGCAACTGGGGTTTCTTGGCGGTAGGAGTTTGTTCGGTGTTGGATTGTGCGGCTTCATCGCTCATCGAAGCACCACCGTTCCGTCTTCCTTGTCGACGACGGACGCAATCTCTATGACGTTCTCATCGCCGTCCTCGTCGGTGACAATGAAGAAAACGTCGGACCTGTCGGGCATATGTTTCAGCAGTTTGATAAGGTCAATGACTTTCAATTGGGCTCCTCGGTTCCTTCCTGTCTCTTCTGGTTCTGACGTCGCAAGGCTTCACGGATGTATTCATCCAGTTCTTTTCCCCACCGTTTGAAAGCCAGCCAGACGTCTGGATCCAGGGCGACTGTGTTCGTCGTCGAAATCCCATCCTCTGTCGTCAACAGAATGTAGTACCCGTCGAATTCCACGTAGGCACCATCGCCCAGATATCGCTTCTCCGGCGAAGAAATCGGTTTGTCGTACTCGCTCATGGTGCACGAAAGGTACTCGGAACAGGAAAAAGCGTCAAGCACAAAGTTTGCGTGGACGCGAATGCACAATTTGTGTACCATGACCGCGCGATGGAACAACTATCACCGATCGTCAAAACAATCAAAGCGGAGATGGGACGTCAGGAAGTCAGCGTCCAGCAGTTGGCCCATCACGTCAATATCTCCGCCTCCACCCTGTACCGGGCTTTCAACGGCGAATTCAAACTGAACCTGGAAGTCATCGAAAACCTTCTGGCGGCCCTCGGACTCAAGATTGTGGTCAAGCGATGAAATCGTTATTGACAGACTCAGGTGAGGGGTAGAGAATCCGTCACGCTGGCGGGCTGCTTGCGGATTGGCCTCCGTGAGTAAAGTCCACCGTCACCCGGACATTCAGGTCCGCCAGCCTTTCCACTTTCGGGGTGTCGGAGGGGTGACAGGCTTTGAACAGGGATATCGATTGGGCCATTAAGCAAGACGCGCCGGCTTCCTGTAAGCATGTCCTTCTCGTCCTGGCCAACCGCTCTGATAAAAACCATCAATGCTTCCCTTCCCTCACTAGTATTTCAGCCGATACGGGGCTTGACCGGTCCACAGTGACTAGGTGCATCATGCAACTACTAGGACTGAAATTACTGGCTCGGACCAAACGTGGAATCGATTCAAATCTTTACACCTTACCGGTAGTTGCACCACGCCACCAAAGGCAGGTGCAGGATGCAACCACCACCACTCCGGAGGTAGTTGCACCACACAACATAGGTAGTTGCACCACGCCACCACCGGTAGTTGCACCACGCGCCACGGAACCCCCAATTGAACCCAAAGTGAACCCAAAGGGGAAGGCAGTCGACCGAAAAACCAAAGCGCCGGAGTCTATCGAAATCACTCAGAATCATCGCACCTGGGCACGGGAGAATGACATCACTTCAGACCTATCCTTGGAGACTTCAAAAATGCTGGATCACTTCAAGGGAAACGGCGAAAAGAAAGTCGACTGGGAAGCTACATGGCGAAACTGGATGAGAAATTCCATGAAATTCAACCGGAACGGAGGAAACGGAAATGGCCACGGAGGAAACAGGCAAGATCAAAACGCAGAAGCAGCGAGAGCAGTTTGGGCTAATTTGCATCCTGAAGATAGCGTCAGCAATGAACGTGGTACTCCCCGCGTCGTCTCAGGCGACCTATTTGGAGCACCTAATAAGTCTTGAACCGGAGGCGCTGGAGAAGGCCACGAGGAAAACAATCTTGGAGTGGGACCGGCCGAGTATGATGCCGCCGATTGCGTTCATCATGGCCCGATCTGGAGCGAGTTCACAACTGGCAGCCGAGCAAGCCTGGGACTGGACGAAGAACTACATCCGCCGTCACTGGCATATCGACATTGGTCACTTTCAAGGCGCGCCGGCGATTCCCGCAGCAACGGATTATGCAATACGGCAAGTCGGGGGATTGGGACGAATTGCGTATCCAGGAGAACGGGATATTGATTTTATCCGCCGTGGTTTCCTGGAGGCCCATCAGCGTTTTGAGGCCGAAGGAGGAGAGCAGACTAGACTTAGTCACGCCGATGCGAAACGGATACTCGGATCGTTACGTGTCGCGCTGGATTCCGGACAGGACTTTTTGCCAGTACCGACCGAAAAAACAGGAGAGTAGACCGTGAGTTTGTATCAGGAAAAACTGAAGGATCCGCGTTGGCTGGAGAAGCGAATCAGGATCCTGATTAGAGACGGATCCGTATGCCAATACTGCCTTGCCGTTGAACGGAACGGTCCGGACGGGTTGAACATGGAAGTCCATCATTTCGAGTATTCGACGTTCAGTATGAATCCTTGGGACGTTCCTGACTCGGACCTAATCACACTCTGTTCGGATTGCCATGATAGCGTGATGAAAGCAGGTCACCGAGACGCCAAAATAACAGGAGCCCGGGAACGCCTTCGTATGAAACGCCGCGGGGAATTGCGCGCCGAACCACATCCGGAAGTAGAAGCCTTTGATGCCCTTCAGGTGATACGCGAAAACGACCATGAACATCAGGTGTATTTAGCCGCTGGATGCAACTGCATCGATTGCCGAGAGGAAGCGAAACTATGAACGTCCTCGGAATTGATTTGAGCATTCGCGCGACCGGACTGGCGATGCTCTGCTTTGACGACACCCGCGACAGTCTGGGCGGGTTCGAATTGCCCGGCCGGAAATACGACTGTCTGGACATGGACAAGTATCGCTATCACGGCGCCCTGGCCGTACGCCACTCCATCACGCAACTGGATCGCTGGGACGACATCCTACTTCCGGTCCTGTACTGGGCTCAACACGCTCACCACGTCGTAATGGAATCGTATTCTCACGGCTCTGTGAGTTCGAGCATGGACGTCGTGCACGAACTGGGCGGCATTGTGAAATACAACCTGGCAAAAACCGGATTTCCGAAGATCACGCCGATCGCGCCGGCATCGGTTAAGAAATTTGTGACTGGCAATGGACGGGCGGATAAGTTCATGATGCTCACGGCCGTTCAGAAAATGGGTTTGCCGATCACGGATCACAACATGGCCGACGCGTTTGGCCTCGCGCTATTCGGTCATGCGCTGCAGCAGTGGGATCGCGACAACGAGCACTATCCCATCGCAATGCAAGACGCGATTTTTGCCGTGAAGTATCCGGAGACGAAGGCCCGGCCAGTGAAGGAAACGAAACTATGGGAAGCCGTATAGCCGATGGGTCGGAAAGTAACCAGCATTCCGCATTTCACCACCACGCAGTGGAGGAACCTGGCCGACGAACTGGACAAGGCCCAGGCGCAATATCCGAAGTTCCTGACGTTCCAGGCTGCATCGAGCATTTGCAAAATCCTGGCTGGCATGGAAGAAACCAAAGTCCTCGCAGCCCGGCTGAAGCTTGAAGTGGTACCACGGCAGATCACAAAATTCTACCGCAGAAAAGGTTTGGTCAATCGGAAGAGAAAGGGAAAGACATGATACGAAACTGGAAAAATTGGATGATCACCATGGGCCTGTTGCTGTTCATGGGACTGTTCGGCCGCTTTGCCATGGCCCAGACGACTGTAACCGGATCGGTCACACTCTCGGCTTCAGCAAGCGACGTCACGCCGGCCGCTGGCGATGTCGAGTGTGGTGTGGCCTACGTCCAGTTCGTATTGGACGGCAAGCCGATCGGGGCGCTGGTGTTCCCGAATGGAACAAATAATTTCACCATGGTCTGGGATTCCACCACCACCACCAACGGCGGCCATACGCTGACGGCGACGGCGGCCGATCGGGCAGGTTCGAACGTTCCCCCGCATACAGTCTGTGATGGGTCGATGCCCAATATCGGAACTTCGAATTCGGTGCTCATTACCGTTTTGAACAATCCACCGCTGGACACGACTCCGCCCACGATCACGATCAATCCACCGGTTGCCGGGCTCCTGATTACAACCAAGACGCAACTGATCCAGGTTGCGGCCTTTGACCCTTCCGGCATTGGACAAATCTCGATACGGATCAACGGAACACTGAAGGCCCAGATCAACAATCAGCAGCTTCTGAAATTCCAGTGGAACACGAGCCCATACAAGGGACAGACGGTCAAGATCGATGCCTACGCCAGTGACAAAGTTGGAAACGCCGGCGGAACTGGTTTGGTCGTCGCCGTTCAACGATAGCGTCATGAAACTTTTCGATTTCCCTTTGAACCTGCGCGTTGAAGTTTCCTTGGAAAACCGTTGCTTTGTTTTCCGCGTATGTCATATTGAACGCGCTTCCAGACACGGTAAGGCAACACACATTGACAGTTTTCCAGAAGAGGAGATCACCATGGATTTACAGGTTGGAGGGACACCGGGAACTATCCTGAATGTTCCAAAGAGTGCGGACGGAGTCGTTCGCCAGGTAGACGGGCCGATCGTTTGCACGGCATCGCCCGACGGCATTGTTGAACTTCGGCCCTCGGCTGACGGTTCGACGTGCGTCGTGGTTCCGCTGGCTGAAGGAGTCGCAACGTACAGTTGCTCGGCGGACGCGGACCTGTCGCCGGCAGTTGTGACGATCGACAGTAATCAAATCACAATCACCGTTGCCGCGGCACCCGTTCCGCTGGCCGATCATATCGAATCGACCGAAGGACCTGTCGTCACGCCATAAGCGCGCACGCGAAAACGGCCGGCAGAGTTTCCCCTGTCGGCCGTTTGGTTGGTGCCGTTGATTGGTTTACTTGTGCGGATCCGCTGATACCACGATCCAGAGCAGTGCTGCGATCACGAGCACGCCAACGATAATCAGGTAAGTCATGGTTTCCCCCTTCGCTGTGCTTCCTTCAATGCGCGCTTGGACGCGCTACCATCGAGGAAAACGGACAGGACCATTCCCAGAATCCAAACGACAACGATCACTTCAATTGCTTCAAACATTTATTTCCCCTTCCATTTCGCTTCAAGTGCGTCGGCCTCTTTGTTGAACTTTCGCGTGCTCATTCCGCGGCTTGCCAGGTCGCGAAGTGTGACCGCGCGCATCAGGTCGCGTTCTCGTTCGGTAGGTTGTGGCAGTCGGGGCCGTTGCAATCCCCCAGGCCCGAACAGTTGGACGGCAAACCGTTTCATTGCTGCTTCTTTCGCGCGCCTCGACATTCGTCCGCTGGGAGACGACAGCGCGATCGCTTCAGACATGGTGTCAGCGGTTCGTTTCGGTAGTGCCATTAGTGCCACCGGCCTTTCGTTCGGCCTAATTCCCGATCCTGTCGTTCCTGCCATTCTTTATTTTCGCGCTTGGCTTTCGCGTATCCAGGCGTGGACTTGTTCGCTTGTATCAGGTCCGTCAATCGTTCGATCACTTTCGGATCGTTGGTGTCTATCTGGAACGCGTGGGAGTACGTGTAAAAGTTCCCCCAGAATCGCAGCATGATCGGTGGACCTGGCAATTCCTCTGGAGTCGGCCAATAGCAGAAATCGCCATAGCGTTCAAAGCGTGGATCCAGTGTTTCCGTTTTCAATCGGTCGTAAAGCTTTTCGATCGGATCCGGCGGATCCCCCGCCCACTTGCTTCCGTTGCTTGTGATGATAGTTTTATATTCGGTCGTGCTCATGATTGTTCCCTTTCTTGTTTTGGTCGTTTCCGTTGGACGTCGGCGCCTAGATGAAAATGGGCGCCTCGCGTCTCTCAGTCTGTTTGTCGTTTCGTCCGCAAAAGTTCGTTGGGTCGTGCAGGTCCGTTTCGATTCTGCAATCGTTACAACGTACCGCTTCGTAGCCTAAGCATCCGTCGTAGTACTCGGTGTCTTTGCTTCCACAATGCGGACAAACCAGTCCTTTGATCGTCATGATTGATTCCCCTTTCCAGGTCCGAAACCGTTGCGTTCGAGAATGTCGGCCACTTCATCAATTTCGTCACTGCTCCACTCGTTTTCAGCATCGCCACCAGGCCAAAGTGTTTCCTGTATCGCGAGAATGACGCGCGCCATGTCGTTTTTGGTTTTGCTCGTTGGTTTGACTTTCAAAATTGCACCGCCGAAACCCAAGCGTTACCGGCCGGCTTTACCTTCGTCGTTCTGTTCATTCGCTGAATTGTTTTGGTCATGACCGTTGACATGGAAACGGCCGGCTGGCTGACAGGTTCGTCGGCCGGTATTTCGCGCGCGGATAAGTCCACACCTTTCCACTCGGCTTTCATCGGCATAACGACAAACCGGAAACTTGCATCTTCGGACTCGAACATAACGGCCGTTTCATTGTCGGCAAACCACACCGACAAAGGCCAGCTACCGCATACGGACTCCAGAAAATCGCCATTGATCGCAAAGTGGAATTGGTCCACTCCGTTTACAGGTATGGTTTCTTCGAAGCTTGCCAGGTTCACGGGATCCACACTTGTAAGCGTGATTTGTCCTGCATTCCCAATGACCAAAACGACAGGACAGCGTTCGTCTGAAGTAATCAGCGCGCGCTTGACTGCCAGATGAAACTCGGGATTGTCGATGGAACAAACAAGGCGTGCTTTTTCCTTGAAAGCGTCAAAGACAACAGTCCTTTCATGCTTCCGTAGTTGGTTTGGCGAATGGTCCAGCAGTGCCGTGTGTCCGTCTGTTGTGACAATGGTCCAATTATCGAAGCACGGCCGGCCACCAAAGCGCGCGAAATTCTTGACGTGATCTTTTTCCGCGCGCTTGTGGATCGAGTCCGTCAAGCGTTCGAAGGTTTTGGCAGGTACTTCCATGCGCGGATTTAATGCGGGAAGTTTGAAAGGTTTCGATCCTGGCGGAGTGTACTTCAGACAGTTGGGATTCCGATATGTTACGGATCCGTCCTTCTGAATTGTCAGGAATGAACCTGCCGACGTCTTGCGGCCGGTATCCCACTTGAAAGATCGATCGGTGTATCGAATCGGCCGGCCGTCTTCTGTCGTTGTTGGTTTTGTGGCGTGCTCCATTGTTGTGTTCATGTTTTCCCTTTCTGTTCGTTCGTTAAATAGTGGGGGAGTCCAGCCGGGGGAAAGACTCCCCCGGCCGGCTGGTTAGAATGCGACCTGCAACACCTTGCCAGATGCCCGGTCCAGTTCCGTGCGCTTGTCCGCGTTTTTCTCCGACTGGGAAATACGCGTGATACCTTGTGCAAGGCCCCAAGCTGTAAATGCTGGTCCGTCCACGTCTTCGACCACGGCCGCTATCGCGCGTTTTGCGTCCGCGCGCGACAGGATCCCCTTGTCGAAAACAAAATCGATGACGTCTTCGGCTTTGGTGGATTTCAGAACAAACTGTCTGGACTTCTCAATTTTTGCTTCCATCAAACTTCCGGATCCGTCGGCATACTTGCGTAGTTCGAATTCGAGACCACGGAATGCTTTTTCGTCCGTCAAGCCCACATGACGCATGCGTAACTCTTTAACGTCTTCGGCGTCCCAGATGATGTGGTTTCCGCACACTCCACGGAAGTAAAACGACTGCATGCCGAAAGTGGATTTTCCTACTTCGGAATTCCAAACGATAATCCCCCGCATGAGTCCGGACTTGCTTCCATCGTCAATCACCTTGTCCTTCTGTACCAGAAACACAAACATATCTTCGAAGGACGCATAGAGTCCGGCTGGAGCAATCGTCATGCCTGGCTTAATCGTCAGCGACAATGCGGCATCCTCGGCCGTCGCGATGCGTGTATCAAACTCGGACGCGTCATGGCCCCATGGAACATAAGCAGGTGCGGGAGACCAGCCGGCATCCGCCAACCTGAGAAGCTTCTCAGAAATGGAGTAGTTCCAAAGACGTGAGTACTTGTCGGAAGTGATGGCCCGGGCAAAGTATCCACCATTTTTGTGGAGCAACAATTTCGCTGGGCCATGCTCGGCCTTGTTCTTCAATCCATGGTTGATGTTCTGGACTGCCAGGGTTGCGGGCAAGCTGCGAAGGTAGGCAGCAGGTGCGTCCGCACGTGCTGCCAATTGCCCGAAAGCAAAGTGAGTCACTTCGGCATGTGTACCAGCCCGGCCGGAAATCTCAATGCGGCCGTCAATTGCTTCCACACGCATATCCACCATATCGAGTGAAGCTTCTGCGGCCGATTCCCGATGTGCCGTGACAGCATTGTGGAGGGACTGTAGATCCCAGAAACGTTGATCGGCAGGACGCGAAGACCACTGTTCATGTGCGGAATAAATCATTGTCATTTCGTATCTCCCTTTTTCCCTACCATGCCTTGGCTAGCCATTGTGGGAATGCTGCGTGCAGGAATCGAACCTGCACAAAGTAGCGACCTGCTACGCAGTAACGTCTTCAGTCTCAGTGTCCAGCGTGATGCAAAACACCCTACCAGTCACGTGAGTCTCGGTCGCACGCTTGGCTACTTCTTTATTGGTCTCGGTCGTGAGGATGGCTAACGCTCGGACAGCATCAGGCAATTGATTGAAGTTCATGTTATTCATTGTTTCGTTCCTCCTGCACTCTGTTAAAGCAACCTGCCTACCAAACGATGAATGGTTATAAGTCAGTGTCTTAGCGTTTCAGACTATCTCAATTGTGCCGTGTTTTGTCATAAGGAATGACGTATTCTGTCAGAACGATATTTGAGCGTGGACGGAGTTATGTCAATACATTTCTTGTAACTCGTGACGTAAAATGTTATGGTCCGATCCATGATTAGAATCACCTTGGATTTAATAGAGGGAATCGATCCTAAGGCGGTCGCCGATAGTGCGGTTATCGCATGGCTGAAAGCCTGTCAGGTTCCTGGCGAAAGTGAGGCGGCCATGGCGAAACGCTTAAAAGTGAGTTATCGCATTCTGCGTTACTGGCGCGACAAACAGATTCCACCTACCGCCACGCTGGCCGGTATCTCCGATGAAACCGACATTCCCCAACCTTGCGAATTCTGCGGAAAACCCGATGGAACCCACCAACATCATGTGGTCAATCGGCACGATTCGCCCGTCACTGTTACCCTATGTAGCACATGCCATCGTAAGTTCCATTTCCTGAATCGCTTGTATGCCGCACCTACCAAAAAGGCCAGCAAAACCGCCATAGTGGAATAACGGTATTCCTGGAAACCGTCAATCCCTTTATTCCCTTTCCCCTCAACGTTCTCCACCCTTTCTCCCTTTTCCTCATGATAGATATCTCTTTCCCCTTCCACACTGCCGTAGGCCGAAGCGAAGCGCGACAGCGCGAAGTGAATCCCTTCCACATTCCCCGTGCTCACCTGCGACAGCGTGAGCACACGCCGAAGGCTTCCCCTTCCCTTCCCGTCAGTGTGTTCGAAGTTCCCTTGGAACTTGCGAACGCGCTGACTGCCTTTCCCCTTGGGACACCACACCACACGACAGCGTTTCTCCCTTCACGCTTCGGACAGCACATGGAAGGATGAACGCCTTCTGAGAAGCTTCACTTGAATGAGAAAGGGAAGGCCAGGAAATCGCGTTTTGCTGTCGCGACAGTCACTTACGGGGGAATGTCTCCCGCCACCATAACGGTACTTATGCGACATTGAATTGTAAGTGTTTCATTCCCCTGTAGTTGCGCGCGCGGTTTCGGATTATGGAGCAGTCCCCCGCCGACATTGGCAGTCAGGTCCAGTAGGCTGGCGCGATCGGCTGGCGCGCGAGTTGTCCGGAAAACGCGGCCGCGCGTAGGCATGGACGCCTTTGCCCCACCTGGTAACAAAAAAATCCCAAAGCTTTCGAAAAAAAAAGTGACCGGACAAAAGGAATGGAAAACAAAAGGCAAATAAAAATCGCGCAAAATAATTCATTTTTCTGGTAGAGTGCGGAAACTATGGCAAATTCGATACACATATCGGCGAGAGAGATGGAGTCTATCTCGCGTCGATTGAAGGCGATACGGAAGGAATTACTGGTGACTCAGTATGAGTTGGCGGAATTGATGGGGTTGACGCAGCCGACGATCTGCACATTGGAGACGAAGAAGGCGGTGGGAATCAGTCAGGGGACGTTGAAAAAGATTCGGAATTTCGAGCAGAAGTTGTTGTTGACGGGAACAGCGGCGACGATGAGGGTACCGCGGTGAGATTCGACGGGAGGGTGAGGGGGGATGCAAGGGCGATACCGTTGGGGGGGGGAATCGGTGCAGTGCGTGGTGACGAGTCCGCCGTATTTTGGGTTGAGGGACTATGGCAATGCTGGACAGATAGGACTCGAGAAGACGCCGGATGAATACGTGTCCGCGCTTTGCGCTGTATTCGACGAGGTCTGGCGGGTGCTGAAGAAGGATGGGACGTTGTGGCTGAATCTGGGGGATACGTATGCGACGGGGGCTGGTGCGGTGGGAAGGGCTCCTGGTGGTGGGGATCAGGGGGAGCGATTCATTCGGGCGGGGATGATCAATACGCAGCCGAACCGGATGAAGTTGCCGGGGTTGAAATCTAAGGATTTGATTGGGATCCCGTGGAGGGTGGCGTTCGCGCTCCAGGCGGCGGGGTGGTATCTCCGCTCGGATATTATTTGGGCGAAGCCGAATCCGATGCCGGAAAGTGTTCAGGATCGGCCGACGCGGTCGCATGAGTACATCTTCCTGCTGACGAAACAGGAGAGGTACTACTACGACGCGAAAGCCATCGCAGAAAAGTCAGTTACGCCCGGAGATCGGCGATTTGAACGTACTGATACCACTCAACTGAGCGGTAGAGGCGGTGACGAATCTCGCAAGTCAACTGGAAACCCGACAGGCGACACCCGGAATAAGCGGGACGTCTGGACCATCGGGACACAGCCGTTTGCCGAGGCGCACTATGCGACGTTTCCGCCGGAGTTGATTGAGCCGTGCATTCTGGCAGGATCGAGGCCTGGGGACTTCGTTCTGGATCCGTTTGCCGGCAGTGGCACGACGGCGATGGTTGCCGAACAGTGGGGACGGCGGGGGATTTCGATCGATCTGGGATATCACCAGTTGCAGGGAAAACGCATGCGTAACCTGCAGCCGCGGCTGATGGAGGCCAGCCAGTGAGTCTTAGCGATTTTCAGGATTGGCGGGCGCGGTGTGAGGAGTTGGACAGGGAGCGGAGAAAGTTGGCGGACCACTGTGTGGTGGTGGTGAGCCAAGGGACGTTTAAGGATGTGTGGTGCACGTTGTGTGGGGCGCGTCGGGTTTTGGCAAAGCACGCGGCTTTAAAGGACTTCCATCGGTTGGATTGCCTGGTGAAGAAGGTGAAGGGGGAAGGGTGATGGGGAGCGACGAAGAGGAGAAGGCGATCGCGGAGCAGGTGGGGAAGTCGTTGGCGCAATGGGCAGAAGACAAAGAGCACCTGGAGCGGGAGACGGCGTTGTACCACGTATTGAGGCGGGAGCGGAACTATCAGATTCTGCAGGCGGCGTCGAGGATGGTCGGGCAGGAGAATGGATATGGGGATGTCATGAGCAGTTCCGCGGCATTGGCTGAAGCGATTGCGTTGCTCGAGGAGATAGAGGGGCGAAACCCATGACGGAGCGGGAGTTGATCGAGAGGGTGATGACGGAGCACTGGGATTTTGGAGCGTGCCCGTGCGCGTTTTGTGAGAAGGCGCGGGAGATGGGATACGGCCCGAAGAGTCGGTATCCGACCAACCCGAAGGTGAGCATCCTGAACGACGGGGATCATAAGCTGGGGATCCGGCCGACGTACGACTGGGAGGCGAAGTCGTGAAAGTGGTGATCCTGGGGAGAGGAGTTCATCATGACGTGCTGGCACTGCCAAGACACCGGTGTCTGTAATTGTGCCCATTGTTCCCCAGGGTATGAGATTTTCGAAGACCAGATGCGGGTGGCGTGGGGGGATTGCATCGCGCCGTTTCACGGGAAGCCGGTGAAGGAGAAGAAGTGAGGATGATCGCTCGATTCTGGTGTTGGGTGTTCTTCCATGACCTGGTGGTGGATCACTGGTGTTCGGGAGATTCGGCGAAGCTGCGATGCCGGCGGTGCTGCCGATTCTTCGGGATGAATACGGCCGTTCGGTCGTTTGTGGCCTGGAGCCACGATTTGGAGTTTTGCGAGTGGCGGAGGGAGTGGGAGAGGAATCGGCGGGAGAACTGGCGGAGGGGGATTCATGGTTAGCGGACATCCGGAGCATGTGCATTGTTTCTGCCAGCCAGGCGTGGGAACCGGGGATCGGGTGTGCTGCAAGTGTGGAGCGAAGCGATGACAATCGACGACGCAAGGAAGGCGCTGGCGGAGAATGATTATGCCGAGTAAGAAGCTACCCCAATTTCCACGCCCAGTCCGGGAGGCGGCAGTTCTCTCGTATTCGAGGGAATACATGCAGCGTCGCTTCTATTCAAAGGCCGTTCGTGCTCAGTCTGGCTGTCTGCTCTGGATTGGGACTCGCAATCATGGCGGCTATGGTGTTTTCTGGATGGGGAAAGATTGCGGATTTAATCAGGAACTTGCTCACCGCGCCGCATGGATTCATGAAAAAGGCCCCATACCGGAAGGTAAAATACCGGACCATCTTTGTCGTCAGCGGGCTTGTGTGGATACATCTCACATGGAACTCGTAGATAACCAGACCAATGTTCTTCGCGGGGTTGGCCTAACAGCGATCAATGCGCGAAAAACGCACTGCAACAAAGGCCATGAATTCACAGAAGAAAATACCTATTTGGCGCGAAATCGGCGCTATTGCCGAACGTGCGCGAAAGCGAGAAAACGATGACTGTCGAACAGGCTATGGTTTCCTTAGCCAGTGCACTGGAGCCGATGCAGCCACGCAGAGACAGCGCATTTTGGAAATGGGATGGCGACTCGGAGGACTTTGAGGCAATGGATTTTATCCACTCCGAAGACGCATCGGCGAGGCTGCTGGATGCGATGCCATGCGCACGCGTTGAGAATGTTGGCATTTGCTGGACGGTAACATATGACCTTACGAAGAATTTTGGACTACACGGGGATGCTGAACACGCCGATCGCAAAACAGCAGTATTCCTTGCGGCACTCGCTTGGAAACAGATTCCGAAACCGGAGGGGCTGTGAAATTCCAGCAGCACGAGTCACCCCTTGCTTGCCCGAAGGCCCATCGAATGTTGTGGCTCGGTTCGGTCTATTGGCTGTGTTCGAAGTGCAAGACGATCTTCGTGGAGGAATGGAAATGACCTCGATGAGCCCAATGCAGAAAATGATTGAGGAGATGGAGGATAAAGCCGTTGAGCATTTGAATGTTCAGCGGCTTTTGGATTTGGAGGAAATGGCCCTGAATCAACTGAGGAAGTCGGCGAATAACGGATATGTCCGGCTGCACAAACTGGAGTTTTCGGCGCTGATTAATGCAGTAAGGGGATTGCAACGGAAGCGGCAACAACTGGAATCAGCACTCGCTTGGAAGGGCATCGAAAGGCCGGAGGGGCTATGAGATTTTATCAATGCAAGTGTGGTCAAGCAACAAGCTGGTCGAGTATGGGCCAGCCAATCTGCCGTCGTTGTTCTAAGTGCGGAAGCAGTCTTGCCGAAGGCCCATCAAGCCATCACGAACCGAATCCACATAAAATCTATCGTGGAACCGTCTCTACTGATGAAGGTGAGGTCCCGGGCGTGTCTCGCTGTTACTTCTGTAATGACACGCTGAAGGAAATTCAAGAACGGCGGGAACCATTTGAAGCGTGGGAGAACTGAATGACCGAACCCAAGACCGTGGATGAATTGTCTGAGGAGTGGTGGTCGGAAGATGGCAAGTATATTGATCCCGACACGAGCGATGTGGGCTGGTTTGACAAGCGTGGCGAGTTGGCGATGTTGGCCTTTATTAAAGGGTATCGAATCGGGCGAGATTCACTTACCAAGCAGATCACGTCCCTTGCCGCCGAGAGGGATCAGGCGGTGCAGGAGCGCGACAAGATTCTTGCGGTCATAAATGAAGAGACTCAACTGCTCGATGGCTGCGGAGTCATACTTTGCCGCAATCAGGTTAATCACGAGATGTTTGAGGGATGTTTGTATTGTGAGCGCGACGCCCTGAAGGCGCAACTGAAGGAATCCCAGGAGTTCGTCAAAACCCTCCGGGCTGATGTGCAACGGCTGAATTCCGAGGATGTGAGTTTTTAAAAGAGGGAACAGAAATGAAAACAGAACCGAAAACCGCGGCTGAAGTCTGGCGAATGGTCAACGAGTACGGGCAGGAGATGTGCAGCATCGGTGAGCCGCCATCCCCGGATCTGTCGATTCGACAGGTGCAGGCGCTGAGAGATCCACTGGAACACGTCCTGATTCCCATTCTGGCCGAGTATGAAGCGCCGCGGATCTGGGAGTTGGTTGACGAATATGGCCGCGCCAGTTTCAATCGGGATGTGGATGGTGGAGAACGCGCGTGGATCCGATTGGGTGAAGCACTCGGTCCGATTCTGGTGGAGTGGGAACGCCGGCTGAACCGAGCCCTCTACGTCGCACGCATGGAGGACACCGGCCTTCGCGGCCAGATGAACGCGCTGGACGTCAGCGACGACCGATATGTCTGAGGAGAAGCCATGAACCTGTTGCAGATTGTCCTCGTTCCGGAACCGCCAACCTGGCTGACCTTTGGACTGGGCTTGATCGCCCTGGCGATCCTGTCGCGGAAGCACTTGAGGAAGAAACCGTGAGCGATCCGAGGGTGGCCGCCGCGGTGAAGGCGGTCTGCCCAAAGTGTAGCGGACACTTCTGGATGGACCAGATGGTGAAGGAACTGTCGGCGGCGAAGGTGGCGAAATGAGTCCCGCCGGACACTTCGATAACATCCGGCAGGTTCTTGGCAGCCTGATCGGCAAGACCGTGGTCGACATCACCCAGCACGACGCCGACGAGTGGGAAGAGACACGGGCAAGCTACATCCAGTTCCATTTCGACAACGGCGACTACGTGAGGATTTACGTCGGGAGCGAAGGCTTTACTCATAGTTGCGTGGAGGAAATCGATGACACTCAAACTGGCTGACCTGTTGGAAATAGCGGATAAGCTTCCGGAAGTTCCGTCCGAACTCCGTGTGTCGATGAAGATTTGGGAGCAGATCACCTACGGTGGCGTTTTCGACCGAGTTGCTTTGAACGCGCTGGCGTTTACCGGAGTGCCGGTGATTCTCGAGCCCCACTATCGCCCGGACTGGTGGAGTGAGCACTATGCGGAGAAGACCATTCTTCACAGGGAAGATGGAGTCGTGACGTTTCCCGCCATTTCGACCCACAACCTGTTACGACCGATACCGAAGAAGTTCAAAATTAAAAAGGAGCCCGAATGAAAGAAAAGACCCTCGGAAACATTGGCTACGACGCTTACTGTAAGTTCACCGACCACAAGAGTTTGATTTCCGGCGCCGAACTGCCGGCGTTTGAGAATCTGAAGACGCCGATCCAGGAAGCGTGGGAGAAAGCCGGCCAGGCGGTGGCCGCCAGCGTCGGCCGCGCCGATGTCATCACCGGAGCCGTTGCACCAGGGGAACCGGAAGCCGGACCGGTCGTCAAGTAATGCCAGCGTTAAAAGTTATTTTGGAAGGTGACGGCTGCTGGCCCGACGTCGCGCCCATCGTCGCCGATCCCAGTAAGACCGGATTCGTCACGGAGGCTGCCTACCTTGCGGGAGGCATGACTAGCGGGGCACCGTCCGTGATGCTCCGTTGCGAAATGAAGGACGGTACTGTCATTTTGGCGGAGACCTCCGCGAAACTATTCATCACCGCTGCCGCGGCGGTCAAAGGGAAGTGCCTTCGCGATGGAGTGGATATCTAATGGCCACCATCTCCACCTGCGACCGGTGTCTTCGTCGACTGGGCGACATGACAAAGTGGGTCAAGGTCAAACCGACGACCGTGATCACCAGCGTTCCTGCAGAGCACGCCACCGCGGCAAGGGATCCGGAGATTGACTTGTGCGGCGACTGCTACGAGTCCGTCGTTTCGGAAATCAAACATTTCGCGGAATCCACAAGAGGCACGCCTTGAATGAGGAGTTAGCGAAATGGCAAAGACCGCGCACACGAAACGACCTGATCGAACGCCTGATGAAGTTCGACTGGGGAACGCAACTGAACATCCTCGATTACATGAGGAAGTTTCAGACATGGGACGCGCTTTACGAGGACTTGAGGAAGAGGGAGACTGGGGATTCTTCGGATATTCGCAACGTTTCGCCTATCGTCCCAAAGCAGATCGAAGGAAAGTGAAATAACGATATACCCGAAAGGCCGGCGCGCTGGGGACACTAACCAAGCAATTGAAGGGAATCTCCCCGGTCCGTCCGGCCGTGCTTTTGGAGGCATCATGCCATTCAAAAAGACCGGACCCGATGAGTATCAAGGACCCAGCGGAAAGAAGTTTGATTTGAAGCAGGTCAAACTGGCCTACGCGACCGACAACTTTACCCACATGGGGAAAGCCAAAAAACTAAACCACAAAAAAGTGAGCCTGAAAAAATGATTTGCCCACACTGCGAAATCGACTGTGACTTCGATGACTGCGTAACTGATCCAGGGAGGAAGCCCGCCGAAGGGGACGCGGGTATGTGTGTGCAATGTTTCGGTTGGTGGACAATAAAGGACGGCAAGGTCATCGAGTACTTGCCAACTGATGACGAATTGTTATTCGTAGCCTCTCAATTTGAAGCATCGGACATACGATTTGAAAAGTTTCTAAAACAAAAAGGAGAAAAGTTCAATGAGTGAGAATGTTGTAGCCGAGCCACTGTCCGGATCTGAAATCATCGAAGCGGTTTGCTTCAAACTGAAAGAGCAGTTGGCGCGCGACTGCTTCCTGAGTCCGAATTCCGCGTACGAATATTTCAGCGCGAAGATCGAAGTCAAGATCACCGCAGTCGATTGCGGCCGTGTCGCAAATGCCGGCGCCACTGTCCGACACACTGTCGGCGATGCCGATGCGGTGGTACTGGGTGGAAACGACGGATACGACGTCACGTCCACCGAAGACATCCCGCGCATGGCACCCAACGTCCTGCGTCGTGAAACCGAACAGCCGGTGCCGGTCACCGTGGCCGACACATCCGGAAAAACGGAACGCAAAAACGTGAAGTATCAGCGCCAGGAAAAACCCGCTGCCGCCAGCAAGGGCGTGAAGACTCCGGTCGATCTGTCGAAGGTGGAAACACCGACCACATGATCACTGTCCCGCATATTCTCCTGTTGGCCATCGGCTTTTTCGCCGGCGTCGGGTTCACGCTGTGCGCGCTGAACGTGATGGCCAAATGGGTGCGATGGTGAACGACGATCAACGTTACTCGAAACTCGACAAGCGTCATCACCACTTCGCCCAGATTCCCGACCCTTGGCACTACCGGGCTCTATCGAAGATCCCGGCGGTGCTTGAGGCGTACAAAGAGGGACGCGTGTTCCAAGGTACGGGCGATTCCGCGCTTCACGGCGGGGATCAATACCTGGTCTGGTTTTCCTACAGCGCGGAAGGCCAGCCGCTTCAGGAGTGGGGATTCGATCCACCACCGATGGTGTCATGAGCGAATCAATCGATTTCCAAGCATTGAAGAAACTTTGGGAGGACTGCGCGAAGACGCAAGATACCGGTCCGTCTTCTGGCATGGCAACCATGGGAACATTCCGTTGGCTTGTCGCCAAAAACCCAGACGCAACCGTGAATCCGACATGGAAACCGTTTCTCGATGATCCCGCTATATCGGATTCAACGTGGGTCGAATTCTACGGTGAAAGTTTGTTTGTGAGGGGCGAATGAGCGAAGAAAGAAATCCAGACGACATGCGACTCACCGTCAGCGACTACTTCGTGGCCGACTTTCTGTGTCGCACGTACAAGGAACTGGAACGTCTCCGACTGCTCCACGTTCCATTAGTGAAACTACATGTGGATCCAGTTGCGCTATACCTGGATTCACCGGAGGACTGATGACACCGGAACAGGAGGAACGCCTTGTCGCCGCATTCGAACGCTTCGCAGAGGCGCTTGATTTTCTGGCCGGATCCGTCGAGACGATTGCGAAAACAGCGGAGAAAACCTACGCGAAGCAGTATCCTGCCAAACAACGAAATGTGAAGGCCACCGTCACTCACGTCAAAACCGACGAAGAACGATTGAAAGAGGAACAGGGTCAATCCGATGAAAATCTCCGAGACTGGACTACCCTTGAAGAAAAAGAAGAACCGGGTCCGCGCGAAAAGGCGTGGCTCGAAAGTCATCCTGAATCCGAAAAGAAAGTTTAGCGCCGATTACATTCTTGCGACTCTGATCAAACTCGAGATCGACGACCAGGAAGTGGCTCGTGCGGCGCCGATTACGCCGATCCTCAAAGAAGCCGAGGGCGGATTGCCGGCGGTGCTCGACGCGATGCGATTCAGTCAAGATCCCATCATCGTAAAATTCCTCAAAGCCTACGACCTCGGAAACGAAATCGATCATCACATCCTGGGATGGGAAGCGTGGGCGGTGAAAGCGCGCGTGGATATCCCGTCGCTGCTCGGATCCATCCTGATTGCGCTACGACTACAAGCCGTCAACACGATCAAGATCGTTTCCATCACCACGCACCCGGACGTTGTGCGCGCGACGGTGAAAAATGCGATGACTCCGAAAGGATTCCGCGATCGAGAAACACTTCACCAGGCGCTGGGCTTCCTGCCGCGGGCGAAGGGTGCGACGTTCATCGATAAGTACTTCGCTGGAACCGTCGGTGGTTCCATGCCGGAAGACGACGAAACTCCAACACCGGACAAGCCGGCCGATGTGCTTCCCGCGCGACCCGATGAGATCGACATTGACGACTTGTTTCCGAATGTCGAAGATACTCAACTGATGCTGGGTGACGGAAACTGAGAACAGGCTTGCAAAAGAGAAACCCCTTGGAGCATTCTCAATTTGCGAAAGAAAGACTCCCCAAGGGGTCGAAGAAATACAATCTGCAACCAAGCGTATTTGAAGTTTGAGTTTTCGCCTACAATTTTCTTCAGCTTGGCGCCGAAAAAACAAAAGGCTGTTCTTTTCGCACCGAAGTTCAAATGCGATTCTGCCGCGAAAGCGGACGCTTCCGGGCAACGGGTTACTGGTTGATGTAACGAACCGCCATACGCCCCGGTCTCCACTGTGCAGGTTTGAAGTGGATCGCAGTACTAAGATTTCAGGTGCAACGCAAATACGCAGTGCCTTTGGTTGACGCAGGAAGAGCACAGATGGGAATGGCGGTGCATACTCAGCAGGAAATAGGAACCTACTATCTACGCGAAGCGGATCATTGACAGGAAGTTAGACGCCTTCGAAGCGCGTCACCACTGGCGTCCCGTCTATCACACCGTCGAACAAATCGAAGAATTCAAGGCGTACGTCAACAAAATCGTCACCATCCGGAGTAATACGCGAAACTCCTACGCCGCGGTGACGGCGATGCTCACCGACAAACAGAAAAAACGCCTGAATCTGTGGGTGAAGAACGAGCAGATCCTCTGCACGGTCGATCAACATTACTGGGCCACGCGATACGCGTTCATCACCGACGAAAAAGGCGACATTTTCCAGTTCAAAACCCGCATGTCGCAGGAAATCTTCTTTGAAATGTGCGCGTACTTCGAGGATTTGGAAGTCGCGATCGAAATTTTCGTCTTAAAGGCCCGACAAGTCGGCATCTCCACGATGACCGCGCTGATGTTCCTTCACCGGATGCTGTTCATCTCGAATACGCAGGCCGTTATGGCCTCGGTGAAGCAGGAAAAATCGGACCTGATCGCTCGCATCATCACGACCTGCTACGATCGCTGTCCATGGTGGCTGGTTCCGCGGCAAACCGTCAATAAATCCGGAACCATGGGTTGGCGCAACGGATCGATTCTCTCTGTCCAGTCGGGAATGCAGTCGACCGGCATCGCGCAAGGGTGGACGCCGACCGCAGTTCACGTTTCCGAACTTGCCGACATCCCCAATCCTAAAAAAACCATCGAAGAAGGGTTGCTGCGCGCCACACACTCTTCCAGAAAACTATTTCAAGTCCTCGAAGGAACCGGAGGCGGATCCACCGGCTGGCAAGCCGATTTTTGGCGCGCGGCAAAGGAAGGTTTTCCGCTTGGTGAGTCTCGATTCTGTCCATTGTTCATCCCCTGGCCGCTGGCCACCGATCTATATCCGGAAGCGGACTTCATGAAGAAATTTCCGATCAAATCCGGATGGATCCCGATGAAGGAAACAATCAAGCACGTCACGCGTTGCGAATTGTACGTCAACAACGATCGATTCCTGTCGGTTGTTACCGGACCGAACTGGAAAGTCACGCGCGAACAGGCATGGTTCTGGGAATTCAACTATCGCCAGGCGGTAAAAGGCCATACCGAACGCACATGGGCCTCGCAGATGCCGGCCGACGACTTGGAAGCACTCACCGGAAAAAACGACATCATCTTCGAACCGGAAGTGATCGACGTTCAAAGCGAAAATCGAAATCGCGGTTACACCTGCTATGCCGTGATCGGCAAATCCATCGACGACGGCTTCGAACCCGACCCACACCTGATCGATTACGACGCCGAACGCATCGAGATTCATCATGAGTCGCACCGCGGCATCGAATACGACTGGATACTGGTTCCATTGCTGCCGATCGCCGAAAAAGACGAGTCTGCTTTTTACGACAAAGTGATGATCTTCGAACATCCGAAAGCAGGCCACGATTACTCGGTCGGCATCGACACCGCCGACGGATTAGGCAAGCCCGACGAAGACCGGACTGTTATAAATGTAACGGACAGTGCCAAAGGTAATCATCCAGACGTACAGGTGGCCGAGTTCGCCAGTATTCGAGTGAACCCCCCACAGGCCGTGGGCTTCGCTGCCGCACTGGGCGCTTACTATGGACAGAAATGCCGTGACGAACGTGGATGCAAGTTCATTATTGAGCAACGGGAGCGGCCCGGAGACGACTGCCAGTTACAACTGAAGTTGATGGGATTCCTGTTCCATCATCAGATGATTCGATACGACAACAAGAAAGTCAAAGAGAACGCGTCGATCAAAGACGGCTGGTATTCCGGCGCCTGGAGCGTTCCATTCCTGATGAATCGTTTTATCGATGCAGTGCGAAACGGATGGTACATCGCGAATTCAAAGTGGCTGATTCTGGAAATGGAAAACCTTGAGAAGAAAGTTTCTGCCGCTGGAAAAACCAAAATCGAACACAAGGCCGGAAAGAAAGACGATCGTGTGCGCGCTGCCGCGATGAGTTACTTTACCCGGCATCATCTCGACGTTCTCGCATCACGATCGGAGAAGGTCTATGCAGTTCGGCGTGGAAATCTTCCGGATTTTAACGCAGAATACGCCAACGTCAGTTCAGTCAATGTAGGAGACTAACAATGGAATCCGAATTGGACAACGAAGTCAGCGCGACAAATAAGAACAAAACTCTCCAGAAAAAGCTTGAGCGTAAGCCAGCGCCGGAGCCCGAAAAGTCAGTCGGGGATCCTGCCGAACAGGACAGTCTATTGAAGACTGGTCTTAAACGGATGCAAACCGTTTCGGATGCCGTGAAGACAAAGGCCAATATGGCTGAGAAAGACAAGATCAACGACGTGGTCGCGTCTCGCAAGCAGGTCTCCAGTGGAGTTCCGGACCGCACGGTTGCGAAAACTCCCTCCACCAAGAAAGTGACGGAGAAGGCCATTTCACTGAAGAAATAAATGCCAAAACTTTTCCTGCCCGATAGTGTCGCACCGAGGCAACGCACCGCCTCGAACCTGTGGGTACCGAAGCATCTTCGCCCAGCGGTGAAGCGTATCGCCGTTGTCTTCTACTTCAATCCTACCGACAAGCGAATCATCGTTGGCTTCCCCGATAACTTCCCGGTACCCCCAAGTTTTGCAAAGGCTGGATATCAAAAGATCGTCTGCACGTCCGCCCATGAACTGGAAATCTGGTCGCAGAAATTGCGCGACCAGGAACGACGCGACGAGGAAATGACCGACGAACAGCGCGAAGCGTTCGAGGGTCCAATACGCGCGTGGGCCAGACAGGAACTAGTGACGGCGTTCATGAATGCGCGTAACGCCATCAACAAAGACTTCTGTCGTCACGCTCTCGAGAAAATGGACGAGGACGAACGCCGTCGGAAAATGAAGAAGATTTCGTACATGCACCAGGAGGCATTCGAAGATGGCAAATAGGCTATCGAATGGCGCTTCACAGGAAGTTCTCGAGAGAATGCGTGACCGGCGCGTCGAAAGCCATAATCGAAAGCGCGAACTCCAGAATTCTAAATGGATCACTGACGGAAATGGAATCGTTCATATCCCGCTTCGCGATGGCCACGAAGCTTTGATTGATTCAGTTGATTCGGTGGAAGCGAAGAAATATTCGTGGCGTCCCATGATCGGCAGGCACTCAAAGACAGTTTATGTTGTGGCGCATATCCCCGGAGTTTCGCCTCGGAAAGAAATCTTTCTCCATAATTTAGTATTCATGGCGTCCGAGGGAAAGACGGTAGATCATCGTGATCGGAATGGCCTGAATTGCACGAGATCAAATCTGAGAGAAGCTAGCGGAAGCCAGAACGCGACCAACAGGAAGCGTCGCCTAGGTAAAAATCCTCATACTGGCGTTTACATGGTTCGCGAAAACCGATGGACTGCGTGTATTCAGATCAATGGGAAATGGAAATCACTAGGAAGATTCCAAGATCTGACTGAGGCCATAAGTGCTCGTGAAAATGCAGCCAAGAGGATCTATGGAGAATTCGCAATATGAGTGGAGTGTTGTTGCTGGAGTCTCAGAAAGCCGAACTTTCGTGGCAAGTTCCAGTTTTCGAATTATCTGCTACACATTGCTGTGGTTGGGTCGAGGAAGCGATCAGTGAAGGAGAGGGGTATCTTTCCGGCCAGAAGTCCTACATGAACCTGGCGAAGAACATGAAACTGTTCGACGGCATCTTCGTCGACAAAGTTCGATCGACCATGTTCAGCAACTTCCTGAAGTACAACATCCGAAAATTCGTCGAAACCATCGCCGACGTCCGCGAAATCGGAGTACTGGGATCGGACGCGCCGCAATACAAGTCCTACGCCGAAATCGAAAACAACGTGATGAAGGCGATCTATCAGGAATCGTTTTACCCGCGGCAGTTGCGTAAAACGCTTCAGTGGGCAGGTGTCACCGGTATCGGATATCTCTGGCCGAAATGCAAAACCACCGAGTACGGATTTGGTGAACGCCGAATTGTGTTCGAGCCCCTTGGCATTCTCGACGTGCTTCCCGTGCAGGTGCCATCGTCGAATGACACTCAGGACGCCTACATCAACACGATCTACGAGTACATGCCCATCGCCGAGGCGCACGCGAAGTTTCCTCTGTTCCAGTCCGAACTGGTTCCCGTCAATCAATGCACGTTTCCGACGCGATTGACGGCGAAGCGAATCGACTGGGCCGAGAAGTTTCGGTACGGGGATACCAACAGCCGCAACTGGGGAAACCTGTACTGTGAAATCCGCTACACGTTCATTCGCGACATGCGAATCAACAACACGGGATTTGAATTGCCGATGGGCGATCCCAGTACCAGTTGGTTCTACAAAGTTCCATCGATCGGCCAGGATATTTTCGGCGGGATTCGAAACAACCAGCCATTCATGCGGCCGGCGACGATCATGGATTGTCGCGTGTATCCCAATCTCCGATTGATCATCACGTCCCCATCGATCAAACGGCCGATGTACGACGGACCGGCCTTTGACTGGCACGGACAGATGCCGGCGGTTCCCTACACGGTGGACGACTGGCCATGGGAAGCACTCGGCGGCTCTCTGGTAGATTCGGTCGGATCACTCGAACTCACCAAACGCAAGCACGAACGCGGGATGGACCAGGTCATCACCGCCCGCATGGATCCACCTATCGGATACGACCGGACTTCCGTCGGTGGAACGAAGGTGGAGAATTTCGACCTGTTCGAATCGAAAGTTCGCATGGGTGGAGACGGTGTGCCGCGGCAAACATTCCAGTCCTTGCTTCCCGATGAAGTCCAGATCACCGACACCAATTACAAATTCCTCGAGTACCTGATCAACGCGCAAAAGCAGCAACTGGGCCTCGACGATTTGGGCAATATCCAGAATGTTCGAATGAACATGGATTCCGATAGCTTCGACAAGATGATCGAATCCATCGGTCCGATCGCGAAAGGAATCGCGGCTTCGATGGAATCTGGAAATGCGAAAGTCGCCTACCAGATGAAGTTCATGATCCCGCAGTGGATGGACATGAAGCGGATTGTCGAATACATCGGACCCGACAAAGTCACCGCGGAAGTGCTCGACTACGATCCGGATTCGCTGGTTCCGTCTCACCTTGTCGACGAGATGGAAAACGGCCTGAATCCATTCGACATCGTCGAGGGCGTCGTTGTCGATCGCGCTTCACGATACGATCGCATGACGCGCGCTCGAGCGTTTGCGGCAAACCTGCGATTGATATCGGTTCCATCGACGCTGCTCAAGATCACTCAGGCGCAAGAGCAGTTGAAGTACCTGCAGTTGTACCGTGACCAGTTCCCCATCAGTCCCCACACGGTGGCGAAGAAACTCGGCATTGAAAACTTCGGTGAGATTCCCGGCGCCGATGAATTCGAGAAGTGGGTCAACTGGAAAAAGATCCAGATTGCCCTGATGGCCCAGGAACAGCAGTTAGCTGGACAACTCGGTGTCGGTGGCGGACCCGCTGGCGGCGATCAATCCGGCGGAGGCGATCAATCCGGGGGTGGACAACAGGGCAGCGACAAACAAAGTACCGGTAAACGCGAGGGACGACCATCGTCTGGTAAAGTCCCACCGAAGATCGTTCAAAAGGGGAAGCATGATGGAAAACCACGTACGACCATCGTCGAATCCAAATGAAAGCTGAAGGATTTGTCCTCAACAATAACGAAATCGTTCTCACCGAAACGCAACTTCGCTCGACGGTTCCGGCGAATCGGATCGTGGACGCGTTACGCGAGAATCGAGTCACCGGGCAACTGACATTTCACATGATTCAGGGCGGTGTTCGCAGCGTCATGCTGACCTCCAGGCAGACTTCCACCGAAAACACTGCCGAAAAAATCGTCGAAATTCTGCGTCGATTGTGAAAACTTGTTGACAAGGTATTGCGTGACAGCGTAATCCTTGTGCGTCGTTCGAATAGATTCCGTCGTGCCCCTTTCTCCTTTAAGGGATTCACCAACGGCCTTTAGAAACAATTTCTAGGGGCCGTTTTCTTTTGGCCCAAGGAGAATCTGAATGGGAGCCACGAAAGTTATTTCCGGTAAAGCAACCAACATGGGTAAGTTCGGAAAGCCAAAGGCCGCCAAAGCCGCCGCCGCCGGCAAAACCGGAGTCTTCACCAAAAAGTAATGTCCTCGATGACACCACCGCCGCAAGGAGGAGGAGCCCCAGCGCCGCAAGCTGGTGGCGCGCCGCCTCCATCTGCAGCACCCGCAAATCCTCAACAGCAAGTCCTGGCCCAGATGTACGAAGTGGCCAAAAAACTCGCTCAAGAGAATCCTGTGATTTCTTCAGGGATGGCGAAGGTGGCCGAGGGAATTCAAGAAGCCCAGACGGCGATGTTGACCAACGCGCCGCAAGCCACACCGGATCAAAACCCACCCTATTAACAGGAGAAAATCATGGCACCCACAGTGGCAGAAATCTTGAAACAGTCCGGAATGTCCGACGCAGAAATCGCCGCACTCGACGCGCGCGTACTGACCGCCGCGACCACCGTCATTTCCACGGCCGCACAATTGGAAGCCCAGGCGAAGATCGATCGCGATGCCGCTGAACTGGCCGATCGCAATCAGCGCGCGCTGTACTCGGAGAAAATCGCGCCGGCGCTCAATGAATGGGGTGCCGATAAGGCAAACCTGGAAGCCGAGCGGGACTTCTACAGAACTCAGGCCCAGTCGGCCAAGACCAATGGCTTCATTGCCAAGGATGCTCCGGGCTATGTGGCTCCGGCAAATGGCGATGCCAACCGCGGCAGCGACGGGAAGTATGTTCCCAACGCCGGCGGCGTCCCCGGTTCCCCGGCCTTCATGACACGCGCGGAAGGTTTGTCCGCCGTCAACCTTGCAACCTGGGCGGTTACCGAACACCAGCGATTGCACGGTGCTCCACTTCCCGACGACGTGGAAACACTCGACCGTGAAGCGACAGCACAGCGTATGCCCTTCCGCGATTACGTTTCCAAGAAGTACGGTTTCGATGCCAAAAAGCAGGAAATCGCAACTGCCCGCGAAAACGCCAAGATCGAATCCGTTGTTGCTGAACGCCTCAAAGAAAACGACCGCAAGTGGGCGGAAAAAGTGGGAAGCAACCCCAATGTCGCCGCCGGAACGCCGTCCCAGTTCACGCAACTGAAGGCTGGCGTCGATTCGAAGCAAATTAAGGACCCGTTGATGATGAACAAGCAGGAACGCCATGCCCAGACATCACAACTGATTAACCGTGAGATTGCCGACAACGCCGCGGCAGTGCACTAACTGAACGCGCTGAAGGAGATACCCGATGGCCGATCCGCTGTATAACGAAATTGACGCCACAAATCTGGAAAGCGTCCGAAAGAACGTCGTTTTTCAGAACCTGTTCGTCGACACGCCCTTTCAAGCCAAGCTTCGCCGTGCCGGCGTCTGGGATCCGTTCCTGGGTGGATCGGGCATGATGGAGGGCTTCATTTACGGACGTCCGCAGGGCGCCGCGGTCTCTCCTGGCCAGACGGTCACCGTCACACGCCAGCAGCAGAACACCGGCATGAAGTTCGTGCCCAAGGCGTACGTATCCTGGAATCCACTCGATGACTGGGAATTGGATGACGGTTCAGGAACCGGCGGCGTGATCAATTCCGGCCCGGCGATGATCGCCAACCAGTACCAGATCCTGATGGAAAACATGGTGGAGATGATCAACACCATGATCGAGATGGACTCGTTCCGTCACGGTCAGGCTACCGCGACAGGAGTCGCCGACAACCGGATTCTGGATTCCAACGGATTGTCCGAGGCGCTCAACAACGGTATCGATCCATCGTGGGACGGGAATTACTTCACGACATACGGTGGAGCAACCCGAAACACGACCATCGGCAAGGCGCTCAACAGCACGCCGCTGTATCTGGGAACGCTGACCGGCGCCACCGGCCAGATTGACTTCAACGCTCTCATGCGAATGTGGGCTCAGTGTACGGTGGCCGGCGGAAAACCCGACCTCGGCATCACCAACGTTCTCGGATTTGTCGCCATCGCCAATGCGCTCGATGCTCAACGGCGCGACGTGTCCAACAAAAACCACGACATTCAGTGGGATGGCTTGAATTTCAACTCGGTTGATATTTACGCCGATCCGCTGGCGCCTTCCGCGCTGGCTGGAAACTTCCTGTCCCTAGCTCCGGCGGGTGGAACCGCCCTGAACAACAACTTGGTGGACGGCGCCGGTAACTCCACTCAGACCGGGACGTTCACCACGCCGACATTCACCGGAATTGCGACTGGTGCGGCCAACACGACCGGTTCCAACCTTCCATCGAATACCCTGGTCACCGTCGGTGAAGTCCTGTTCTTCCTCGAGGCGGCATCTTTCAAGATTCGGCCGACGAACAAGAAGGGCTGGAACTACGGCTTGCGTCGTTCACCGATGCCGAACAACGTCAGCATGGATGCCCTGTTCATGCGACTTGGCACGAATCTTTACAACGTGATGCCGCGCCACAACTGCCAGGCGTATGGCTTCAGCGCATAAAGGAGAACGACATTGCCTTTTCAACCGATAACACCAACTTGGTTTGCTCTCAACGCCTGCAATGATCTGTCTCCGACAGGGCTGGTCGATTCTCGTACCGGCGCAGCGTACTTTGCAGGCGGCCTGAACCTTGGGGACTTTTTCGACCTCACGGAATCAGAAGCCAACGCTCTGTCGTACGTACCGGCTGCGGGGACGTCGGTTCAGCTTCACGCTGGACGATATCGCCGAGTTCAGGTCGACTCCGGCGCCACGGCTTCGAATGTGAAAGTCGGAACGGTCGGACTGATGGGCGCAGGCCAACAGCCTCAATTGAACCGCGTCACCAGCTACGACAAGGGGATTGTGGCCGCGCATGTGGTCATCTTCCTGAACACGGTCACTCCTGGAAACTTCTGCTTCGTGCAGGAATTGGGAGTCGCCAGCGTGTTGATGGGTTCGACCTTGCAAAAGGCCACGCCGGTCACTGGGGACATCATCGTGTCGACGACACTGGGCGTCGGCCAGGATACGACAGCACAGACGGTCGACATCGCAACCCTGGGTATCGCTCTGACCGCACCGTCCCCGAATACGCTGGGTCTGGTCCTTCTGGATCGACCAACAATTCAGGGATAAAAGGAGTCGCATGGTTATAAGTCTTTTCAAGGGTTATCCGGACCGGATGGGAAAGCGATTTGCCTTCGCTGGCTCTGGAGTAGGACCGACATCCTATGACGCCACCGGAAAGGATCCGGTTTCTGTTCCGGTCTTCAACACCTACATCGACGTCCTGCATGGCGGTACAACCGTGAGCGGAACCTACATCCTCAGAGCGGTTCCATCTTTAGGTGGCGTTCGGGCCACATGGAAGTTGATCTGGGTCACGGCGTCGACAGGAACCGAAGTGGTGGGCGGCACCAACCTTTCCGCAGAGAAGGTGATTCTTGGCGGATTCGGCGGAATGTACTAGAGACCAATTACAAACGCGGTGAAATGGCGTCCGTCCGGCGGTTTTCGGACGGGCGCCTTTTTCGTTTGAGGAGGAATCATGGCAAATTGGATCCAGGGTGCAACGGATAAGATGAAAGCGAAAGGAACACTGGGTTCCTTCGGTAAGGCCACTCCAAAGAAGATCGCGCACGCGAAGAAAGAAGGCGGCGCCATGGAAAAGAAGGCCGTCTTCGCCGAAAACATGAAAAAGATTTCCCAGAAACGGCACGGAGGCAAATAAGTGTCTTTCGCGAAGATGGCATTCAGTCTGACCGGCCAGATTCCCGGGATGGAAATGCCGCTGGCACAGTCGACGCTGAACGAAGCCCTGGGCCGGATCTACGACGAGCAGGTCTGGAGTTTCCAGTTCAAGGAAAATGGCTGGTTCACGCCCGGGCTCAAGTTTGCGTCCACGTCATCGACGGCATCTTCGGGAACAATCACCGCAACCCGGTTCAGCACATCGGTTGTGGGGGATGCGACGGCGGCGGCGCTCTGGGTGGCCTACAACATTGCCGGAACGCTGCCGTTGTTGACGCAATTCCAGATTCGGAGTCCGCGCTATTCGCTCTACAACATCATCGCGTTCGATGGGGTGAATACTTTTACGCTCGATCGGCCGTGGATGGATCCCGACGGAGCCCAATTGGCGTACATGATCTATCAGGCGTACTTCCCGGTACCGGGCGTGGCCAGGGATTTCAAGCGTTTCCTCGAGATTCGCGATACCACCAACGCGGCGCCGATCGATTTCTGGACGCTCAGTCGCATTGATTTGTCGATCAAGGACCCGCAGCGCCAGGGATTCAATCAGCCGGCGTTTGCGGTCCCCTACGAACCGGATTCTCGCGCCGGCAGTGCGACTCTGGGGAATATGCTCTGGGAACTATGGGGGCATCCCCTGAGTCAGCTGCCGTATACGTTCAGTTATTTGCGCCGCGGCGATTTGCTGACCTTTCCGTCCGACGATGTTCCCTATCCGCTGACCGAAGAACTGGTCATGTGGAGGGCCAAAGAAGTCGGATGCTTGTGGAAGGAAGCCCAGAAAGGCGACGGGGTCCAGCGCGGTGCTGGTGCCGACTGGCAGTTTCTGGCTTCGGCGGCCAACAAGGAATACATGCGGGAACTGAAGATCATTTCCGACCGCGATCGCGATTTGGTGAATTTCTATTTCAATCGGTACGTCCGCAATTCGTCGATCGGCCAGTGGGGTGATGGTTACGCCAACATTCAAGGAAATTTAAATGTTGGAAGGTTCTAAACGATGCGAATAAGAAAACTCTCCGAACGTCTCCTGAGCTGCCTTCGCTCTTGCGGCGATTGCATCCGATATTTCATGAAACGAGCCAAGGTATCTGTTTCTTCCTTTTACGCCGATTTGCGCTGTCCATTTGCCTTTGGCTGGATTCCACGCAATTCCGGTATGTCCAGATTTCGAATCGACCCTAACTTTTCTATTTTGTGCATTCTGGGCCGAAGTGGCGAACCGAAGATTGCGCCTCCGGTTGTCGAGAGTGGTGCCATTCCTGTGATCCAGAAGGTCTCCGGATTTAGCTTTCATGATTATTCGGTGCATCGACGGTCCGCCTTTGTTTCGTCTTGCGTAAAAGCTTTTGGTTCGAGGATGCCAATAGGCGGTCCAGCACCATTGCATCAGCCAGTCGTAGTCCGACGCGTCAACGATCGCGGTTTGCCCCTTGGTAAGAGCGATGTATTTGATAGATTGATCCAGCGGCTGAATAACTTCGTGTCTGATAACACGCGGTGTGCCCATGAGGAAACTCCATTCCTTGTGCGGCGTTCAGCCGCTTTCGTATTTTAACAGGAGACCAAAAATGTCAGGTCAAATTCTAACCGTCAACGCCGGGATTTATCCGGGGACCGCAAAGGCGGAATTGCTCCACGTCAACCAGCAAGCGTATTTGCTGAAGGCCACACGGATTTTCAGCGGACAGGCCAGTGTTGCAGTCCAAATCGAGCGAGGCAACCGTGGTTTTTACCCATGGGGGCTTGCCGCTCAAGTGGAGTTTTCGGGTGTTCCGGGGACCTTCGATATTGAGATTGCAGGATCGGAAGATGATCGGGATGCCAGTTACGTGAACCTGGTCAAGATCAGCGCCGTCAACTCAAGCAACATCGGTCGAGCCGACCTGGGCGTTAGCCTCTGGCCGAAGTTTGTACGTGCGAACGTCGTGACGCTGACCAATGACGTGCTGACAACGTTCCTGCTCACTCGCTAAGTAATTTCAAAACAGGGAGCAAGATGCACTTTAAGGTTGGAGTTCTAATTACTGGGATGTTGGCGAGTATGCCAATGGCATTCGCTGTCGATTTTTCGCATCCCCCCGCCGCGCTGACCGGTTGGATGGGGTTTGTCATTGCATTGTTTGGCGTGCTGGGGCTTCTGCAACTGGGCCTGGTGAAATATATCCTCAAGCCGGCCATTATGGACGAAATGAAAGGGATGGTGTCGGGTGTGGACTTCAAGGCCCATACCAGTGACGACAAGCGATTCCAGGACGATGTGAACGAATTCATGGGGGAAGTTCGTGACGAATTGGGGATTGAACGTCGAAAAATGGCCCGCCGCAAGGGGGATCCCCGGTAATGGACTGGAGTAGCATCAAGCATTTCAAGCCGAAGGAATTCGATAGTCCGGACCTGCCGGGTTCTGGCGACAGCATGGACTTTGGATTCGTCAAGAAACTTGACGTTCTCCGGGATCTTTGCGGCTTTCCACTGATCGTCGCTTCCGGCTACCGAACCCCGGCGCACAACACAGCGGTTGGAGGATTGGCCGCTTCGGCGCATCTGACCGGAGAGGCGGTCGACATCCGATGCCTGACGACTCAGGCGCGGTTCCTGATTCTGGGAAACGCGTTCAGTCTCGGTTTCAGGCGGGTTGGAGTCGGCGACGCATTTATTCATCTCGACGATTCGGCAACGCTGGATCAACGGGTGTTTTGGTTGTATCCACCGAAGACGGCCATCACTTAAAAGGGGGTTTCCATGCCACTGATTTACGTCGTCATCGTCCTGCTCGTGGTTGGAGTTCTGCTATACCTGGTCAACACGCTGCCGTACGTCGATGCGAAGATCAAAACGATCATCAATGCAGTCGTCCTGATTGTGGTCGTTCTCTGGGTGTTGCAGTTGTTTGGAATTCTCGACTACCTGACCACCATCAGGGTTCCGCGCCGCTGAGACAAAAAAAGAGGCCGGGACACCGATCCCGGCCCGCAAACAAGAAAGGTTTAATACATGAACAGGAGGCACTCTAGCACGCGATGGCGTATTCGTACATAAGTTTTGGGCAAATGAAGACGGCTCTGGCGCAGCGCCTGACCGATCTGACCAAGCAGTTCTGGTCGGATGCGGAACTGGGCGCCATTGTGCTGGAATCCCTTCAGTCGTTCAATGCGATGGCGAATTTCTATCGTGAAGAGTTCACGTTCAACACTCAGGCCAATATCACATGGTACGACCTGACCAACAATACGCAGATTCCGTCGACGTTGCGCGTCATGTCTCAAACCGATCTTTCGGTACTGAACATGATGCAGTACCACCTGCTCGAGCCATTGACGTCGACCTATCCACTGGCATGGACGGGCTCTTTGCAGTTCAGCATTACCGATCTTCTCAACGCCTTGCAGCAGACCCGCGACGAGGTCCTGTCCGATAGCCTCTGCACGATCACCGAAAGCCTGATCAACGCGCCGATCGGGCGAACGTTCCTCCTGCAGACCGTCATCGGCCTCCGCCGCGTGGTCTGGATTCCCGCTTCATCTGGATTTTCGCTCAACACCCTGGTTCCATCGGATCTCTGGGCTCAACAGTCCTTTGAGTCCGACTTCGCGCAGTCGCCAAACGGAACCCCGGCCACCTATCGGTTGTCGACCGAACCCCCTCTGGGATTCGATGTGGATATTCAGCCTGGCGTTCCGGGCCAATACGACATCCTGACGGTGAATGCGGGCGGGGATTTGACGATCGCGAATTCCACGATCCTGCCGATTCCCAACGACTGGTGCTGGGTGACCAAATGGGGCGCGCTGGCTCAATTGCTGGGACGCGACAGCGTGGCTGCGGATCCATTCCGCGCGAAGTACTGCGAAATGCGCTATCTGGAAGGAATCACCGCCATGAAATCGGCGCCGGCGCTTCTGGGCGCGCGCATCAACAACGTTCCGGTGACGATCACTCCGGTTACGGCCGGAGATTTCTACGATGCCAACTGGCAGGGACAGGCAGCCGGAGTGCCGGCGGCGATTTACTATGCCGGGTTGAATTTGATCGGCCTGGCGCCGACGCCGCTGACGGCGTTGAACTCCGTGACGGCCAGCGTCGTTCGAAACATGGTACTTCCCACACTCGATGCGGACTTCGTCCAGATTGCCCGGGATGATCTCTCGGCGGTGCTCGACGAGGGCCAGCACATCGCCATGTTTAAGTGCGGCGGTGCTGAATTCGCGTCCACATTCCCACTGCATGGGAACTTCCTGCGACGGTGCGCCGTCCGGAATTCCAAACTGATGGCCATGTCGCTGTTCCTCGAGTTCATGGATGGACAGGGACAGGGCGATGAACGCCTCCATCCGTCGTTCCAGGGAGAACTGGCTAAATCGTGAAGGTGAAATCGAACCATGTTTAAGATTCAAGGCTGGGTTGAAAAGGGAAATACCGTCATTCAGACGTCAGGGTTGCCGTCCTCCAACAAGGCACAGGGATCATTTCCAAGCGCGCTGGTGACCGTGATCATTCACGGGACAGCCACCCTGGCAACGCTCTACTCCGATGACAATCTTTCGCCGACGCCGCTGGCGAATCCATTCACGTCCAATTCGGACGGATCGTTTGGCTTCTACGCGGTCAGCGGTCGATATGACATCACGTTCTCCGGCGGCACGCTGACCGCACCGTTCACCTTGTCGGATGTGACCAATGGCGCCGGCGGAGGCAGCGGTAACGTGATCGGGCCATTATCGGCGGTCAACAACGACGTTGCCGTGTTCGATGGAGTCACGGGAAGTTTGATTAAGGACAGCGGCCAGACGATCGCGCAGATCATCGCTTTGGCCGGCGTGACTCTTCCGAGTGTCAACGACGGTCGATTGACGCTGGCATCGGGATTCCCAGTGTTCGCGCCGGTTCCGGCGACACCATCATCGACGAACACTGGAACCGAAATCGTCACCTTCGCCACCGATCCGGGATGGCCAACGGGAACCATCGTCACTCCGGCCAGCACCTTGGCAGGACTGACAGCCGGAACACGTTATTATTTCGGGCGTCTCTCGAGTTTAACCGGAGCGTTTTATACGTCGCTGGCAAATGCGAATGCGAACACGAGCAAGGTCGACCTGACGGCCAGCGTGACGCAGCAGATCATTCCCAGTGGAATCACGCAAACGTCGATCATCTTTACTCCCTATAAGGGCGACAAACTTAGCCTGTTTGACGGAGTGTCCACATGGACGACGATCAGCTTCATTGAGACCTCTCTAGCCTTGGGAACACTGACGTCTGGGCTTCCTTACGATGTGTTCGCGTTCAACAACAGCGGAACCATGGCACTGGAACTTCTGGCCTGGTCCAGCGCAACAGTCCGCGCAACGGCCATCGTCAAGCAGAATGGCGTGTGGGTCAAAAGCGGGGCGACGACACGGCGATTGCTGGGGAGCATCTACACCGATTCCACATTGACGACGATCGACGATGCTGGCGGAATTGCATCGGCCGTAGGGGCTCAACGCTACGTTTCCAACCTTGAAAATCGAGTGTCGGCGCCGGTCTACGTTTGGATGAGTGGTTCCTGGAACTACTCCAGCGCGACAGTCGAGCAAGCCAATGCGACTGCCGGCGCGAAGGTCAGTCTGATGGATACGATTGGCGATGCCAAGATTGATCTCAGTCTTCTCGTACGGCTCAACAATACGATCATCGCAAACGGCGGATCGGCTGGATTCGGAACCGACAGCGTGACCGTATTTGATAATTTTCACGGCAGCGTTTGTAATCCGGTGTCGAATGCCGCCAACAACCCCGCGACCGGCAGCGCGAATTATCGGAATCGGTTGCTGGGAAAGCACGATATCAATTGGCTGGAAAATGGTACAGGTTCCGGCGTGTCGACGTGGTGGGGCCAGAATGCCTTGACTGCCGGTAATGCGATACAGGACGGAATCGTCGGAGATTTTTTGTGTTGATTCAGATGAGGAGGACCCATGGCAGATAAGAAGATGACGCCGGAAGAGGCGAAGAAAAACGCGCTGCAGAGCAAGGCGACCGATCCGGAGGAAGAGAAGATCGAGAACAAGCGCCTCGCGTTGAAGACGCCGAGCCCGGACGACTACAAGACCGCGGCATCTCGCCAGGCGCTGTATCGTCTGAACGCGAAGGAAGCCACCAAGAATGATACCGCCGAGGATACGGCCAAGAAGTACTCCGCGGAAACCAAAGCGAAGCCGTTCGTCTACAAGAAGGGCGGCAAGGTCCAAAAGGGCGGCATGGCCATGGTTCACACCGGGGAGAAGGTTTTGACGAAGGCCCAGCAGCATTCAGGCAACAGCAAACGCATCGCGTGTAAGCGGTAAGGAGACACCATGAAAAATGGCGGAATGACATCACTCACTGGCGGTGTGAGCCAATTCGGAAGCCTGAAGGCAAAGCCGATCAAATCCACCACCACCAACCGCGGCATCACCCGGCAAAAAGGGATCGCCAAACGGTCAATGAGCTTCAGTTACAAAAAGTAATCGATGGGATTTCAACGTGTAGAGGGCGGCTGGAGATACATCTTCGGCGGAATGAAGACCAACACGGCGGCAGACGAGATGACGCCGGTGAAGTACCCCTATGCGAAGAACGTCCGAATGGTGAAGTCGCTGCAGACCCGACCGGGATACAGTTTCCATTTTGCCACAGCTCTCCTGATTGATACCACATGCCCACTTCCGGAGGGTGAAGTGGGCGTTCCTTATTCCGACACCTTGGCCGCCTCCGGAGGATTGCCTCCATACGTTTGGTCGATTCCTACCGGAGTGCTTCCAGGCGGCCTGTCGCTGGTGGGTGCCACCGGCGTTATCAGCGGGACTCCAACGACTAACGAAACTCAGAACTTCACTTTGCGCGTCACCGATAGTTCCGCAAAGGTTGCCAACAAATCCTGTTCAATGCACATCTTCGCAGCTATCGCGATCACGACAGCCTGCCCTCTGCCTAACGGGCAAGCAGGCACGGCGTACGATCAACAGTTTGTCGCCTCCGGAGGCTCGGGAACTCAGGTCTGGACCATCACGGCTGGAACACTTCCCGCCGGTCTGACCATGGATGGTTCCGGACACATCACTGGGATGCCAACGACAAACGCGGTGTCGACCTTCACCGTGCACGTTCAGGATTCCTTGGGTGGCGTCGACAGCAAGTCCTGTCAGATCACGATCACTCCGGCCTGCTTCGATTTTGCCGATGACTTCAACCGGGCTAATGGTGCTCTGGGCTCACCATGGTCATGGATCTCAGAAACCACCGGACATCAGGCCGACATCGTCAGCGGTCAGTTTGCGGCTTCCGCCCTGGGTACTGCGGAAATCACCACCGCCCCGGACACCAACACTACCGGATACGCAGAAGTCACATGGACCGGCTACACCAGTATTGCGTGGGGCGGTCCTATGGTTTTAAGGAAAACCAGCGGGATCAACAATGATCGGTACGTGTTAGCTGGGCAGGATCTCGGAGGACCAGAGCCAAGGGGGAAATTGGTGCTTTACCGTGAGTCTGGCGCATCGCTTGTGGCCCTGATACAAGTGAGTCCCATCCTGTTGTCTGGATTAATGGGTGTTCCTATCCGGTTGGCCTTTGAAGTTCAACCGACCCTGGTTCGACTGACGGGCTACGTGAATGGAGTCCAAATCCTAACATTCGACGACACATCATCACCGGGTGGCACCGGCAGAATCACATCTGGCCGACCTGGGATCTCGCTCGTGGTTACTACCGGACTGACCGCGAATACTTGGGATAACTTCTCATGCCACACTTGTCCATAAATTGAACTATGGCTCCAATCACTGACATTCGCGCCTACGCTACACTCGAGACGGACAACCTTCCGCGCATCATCGTCCGAGACTCGGGCAACCGAATCTGGATTGATAGTGGACAGCAGGTGGGAACGTTGTCGGGCACGTCTCAGGGCGCGTGCATGATTCCCTACCGGCCGAACGCGTCTCCCCAGGCGTGGATGTATATTGCCGCGGCCCAGGACTATAAGAAGTACTCCGCGCCCGACCTGATCACCCAAGCGGTTCTCGAACAGAACGTCGGGATTGAGGAACAGCACGACGCGCCTGGCGCCTGTGCCAACGATTTTCAGTACACCGATTATCAGGCGTTCGCCGGCGCCTACGCTCATGGAGGAACGGCCGGCCCTTTAACCGATACCAACCGTTTTACAGGAACTGCGGGAACCATCATCCGGGATCCGGCGTGTAAAGCTGGCGGTTCTGGACAGGACGTCAAGTCCAGCATTCAACTCACGACACTCAGTGGGATTGTAATCGGAATGCCGTTGCATTTCAGCACTGGAGTCGACGCCACCGTGCTTGAAATCTTTCCGCAAATCAACTCCGGGGTAGCACTCGCCATCAAATCGATCTTCTATACTTCGGGGGGAACCACCGGAAACTGCGTCATCGTTCCCACGCAGAGTCCGGTATCGGAAGCCTTTCAGATTACCGGACCGTCACCGTCACCATATTCGACCGATCCCCTTGGAACATTAACTCGAGGATCACTGGTCCTGCTCACCGGCGCGGCCGGTACCGAGTACGTATTCGTACTGAGTGTGGCGATTGGACCAAATGGAACGATCTGCTTTGAAGCCTCCACGGTCAAGCATTTCGCGGCAGGGGAAACCATCACCGGAGTACCGGCCATCAGTTGTACCAGCATCGATACCAACAGCATTGGTGCGACCATCACCTGTCGGGATCTGACTTATTTTCAGACCGGGGCTGGAATCGGAACCGTCGAGCAATTGCTACTGGGAAGCCCATTCAACTTCATTTCTTCCGACGGAACTTCCGTCACACAGCAATTCGATTATCTGGGACTCTCCATCAACATCAGCGACCTGGAAAGGCTCGTCGCCGCCACCTTCATCTGGAACGTCAACCCGACGGTGGACTTCGCGCAGGACGGCTTTTATTACCAAGTGGACGCCTCACAACTGGTCGCGCATCCTCCAATTCAGACTCAGGTCGAAGCCCTGTTTGCCCAGTTCAACGCCGGACTCATCAACCTGGCTCAGTTGACAACGCAGGTCAACGCGATATCGATCATGCCGTCCAGCCAGTACACGACGCTTCTGGTACCGATCACATCGCTGAAACGGTTTGGAAGCAATATCGGGCTCACGTTATCCGATTGCAACGGTTTCCGCGTCCAGATTGAAACGACAGGAAGTGTCGGCGTTCGGTTGGGACCTCAAACCATTGGCATCGGCCATCAACCCGATATCGGCCCGACGGGATCTCAGTACTTCTACCGAGTCCGTACCCGAAGCAGTTTGACTGGGGCGACATCGAATCCATCCCCATCCACACGGTACGGCGTCACGGCCCGACGCCAGTCGGTCCACATCACCATGCAGGACACGGTGTTGGATTCACAGGCGGACACTTGGGATATCTTCCGCATGGGTGGGGCCGTCACCACATTCCGCTATATCGGAAGCACGCACAATACTGGAGGGGCGGACGCCTTCGAAGACAACTATTTCGACACGGCCGCGCTGGGTGGATCGGTTCTCGATTTCGACAATTTTCAGCCGTGGCCAACGATCGATGTTCCGTTCAACGTGACCGCCGGCGGAGGCGGTGGCGTTACCATTGATATCACCGTCGTCGGAACAGTGGTGATGCTGCGGTACTATTCGGGTTCTGCGTTCGCGGATCCAACTCCGGCAACAATCCTTCGGTGGTTGCCAGGAACACTGATCACGTTCGACGATCTCAACGCATACACGCTCTGGGATCGACCGACCCGACTGACATTGGCGTCACCGCCGGCCGCGCATTATTACGCGTACGTCTTCCGACTTGTGGAGAATGCGGGCACGGCCGGCCCATTCACCCTGTCGGTGAAGGAACCGCTGGTCGCGAATCAGGATCTTCCCTACCTGTGGGGACCCGACGCGTATGGAACCGTGTTCGGTGCGGGCGACGTCTACCGTCCGGGCAACGTGTACTTCTGTAAGCCATTCACTCCCGATTCGGCGCCGGACACCTTCAATCAGGAAATCACCAATCCATCAGAACCACTGATGGGCGGTGAGATTCTCAACGGACTGGCGCTGGTGGCCAGCACCATGCGCTGGTGGGCGCTTTATCCAAACTTCGGATCCGGAAATCGTTATCAGGCCGTGGAGGCACCCGTTCAGCGGGGATTGATTGCGCCCTACGCGCACGCGACTGATGGCCGTGTCGTTTACTTCTGGGCCAAGGATGGAATCTGGACAACACTGGGACAGAATCTGACCGGCGCGGATCTGCACAACATTTTCCCACATGAAGGTGTCGCTGGCGCCGATTACATCTATGCTGGCCACACCGTCTATGCTCCGGATTACAGGTACGCATCGGCCTTTCGACTCTGCTATCACAATGGGTACCTGTATGCAGACTACCGTGATTCGGAACGGCGCGCACGAACGCTGGTCTGCGACCTTCGCGATCCCTCCAATCCGGCATGGTGCGTGGATGAGTATGCCGATGCCATCGGGGTTCACTACGCCATCGAGCAACAGTCCGGAACCGTGTTGACCACAGCGACAACCTACCTGGCACTGATTACGGGGGATGACCTCGGAAAAGTTTATTTTCAGGAAGATTTGGACAACGACAATGGAGTACCGATCAATGGCGCCGTGGCGACATTCGAATGGAACGGTGGCGACGTGCGCTCCAATGAACTCTACAATGACCAGTTCATCGACCTGATTCCGGCCGCGATCGCTGGCGTGAACGCCACCATATTAGAAGGTGGAATCGCCGCCCAACCGGTCTTCGTCATTCCACCCGCGACCACCCGACAGCACACCAATGTTCCTATAGGTCTCGAACTGAGTTACATGGGCGTACTTCTGGAATGGACCGACGATTTTGACATCCAGGACCAGCCGACGCTCTTGCGATCGTGGCAGCCGATGTTCCAGTCTGTTCCGGTCTCGGTGAATCTCTGGAAGAATCAGGGCACGTCGTTCGGGCTTCCCGGGTACAAACACATCCCGTATTTATTGCTGGCGTACAAGTCCACCATGCCGGTCACGCTGACGATCACGGTTTACGATGGAACCGCGCCAGCGGTGGTGACCCTGCCCTCCACCAGTGGCGCCTATCGAAAAACGTTGTTCTGGCTGACGTTCAACAAGGGTTTGCTGTACTTCATCATGGCCCGGTGCGATGACGCCGAATTCCAGATGTATCTCAGTGATTGCGAAATTCCCGTGGGCGCCTGGCAGCGTGAGGAACCGTACCTTCGCGTGCGCGATATCGCGGCGGCAATCGGCATTGGTGAAGGATGAGTAAGAATCTGACGTTCGGAAGGCCCGGACTTCAATATCCCACGGATATTCACAAGGAATCCGTTCCGGTGCAGAAGGCGACGAAGATGATCGTCGACAATCTGTTCTTTCTTCACAAAGGAATCGATGAACTGGCGTCACTGACTGGAATCGGCGGCGAATCGCTCCAGCAGATGATTACACAGGTCATCACGAATAAATTTTCCGGTGGCGGTGGCGGCGGTGGTGGTGGCGGCGGAACGTCGATCGTCATCCATGTGAGTACGCATTCGATCCGATTAAGCACTTACGGTACGGCCTCTGATCCAGTCGGCACCCTCTTCATCGAAACAGACCGCACGGCCATCTATTACGTTTCCGATGCGCTGGGTCCGCCAGCATGGGTCTTCGGCGCCGGAATGATGAGCGGAGCAATCTCTTTGCTTCCAACGGACCTTGGTGTGAACGATGCAGGTTTCTCATTTGTAGCCACCGACGCGACCGAACTAACACATTATCTATGGACCGGTACAGTCTTCATCACCACGGGCGGGTTGCGCGAAATCATCACCGACGCCATCACGAACTCAACGTCGAACGTCTTTCGGATGGCTCACCGTTCGAGCGGAGTGCCGGCCGCAAACTTCGGCGGCAATGTCCTGACGGAACTGGATAGTTCCACCAATGTTCTCCGTGCAGCATCTGGGCTCAATACCATCTGGTCCAGCGCGACCGATACTGCAGAGACCTCGGTGTGGTCCGTACAGTTAAGAGTTCTGGGCGCCGCACTGTCGGATTTCTTCCAAGTTCTCTCAACGGGTATTCGACTGAAGGTCGGAAGCTTTTTCGGGAAGTTCACCCACGCCAACAGCGCCGATCGTACGTACACGTTGGCCGATGCTGATGGCAATCTCGTCTACGAGACCTCCGCCCTGACAGACCATGCCATCGTTCTGGGAAACGCTGGGGCGAAGGTGAAGCCTGGTACTTTAGGAACGACGGTGACGGTTCTACACGGAAATGCTTCGGGCGATCCGACATATTCTGCAGTCGTTCTAACTACGGACGTGTCTGGAGTTCTTCCCGTCGCCAACGGCGGCGGCCTCTCTGGGACCTATGTGCCGACCTGTACGGCGGGAACAAACGTAACAACGATGACTCCAGGTACGTTCACGTATTTGCGCGTCGGAAGTGCAGTCGTGGTTTCCGGCCGAATCGATTACGTGCCTACAGCGCCTGGCAGTTTCAACTTTAGAGTTTCTCTTCCAATCCCATCCAATATCGGCAGTTCATCCGATTGCGCTGGCACGTATGGAGTCGACAATCCGGCGGCAACACTCGTCCGCTATATTCTCGGAGATGCGGCAAATGACTCCGCCAGTCTGGCCGGATCCAGCGTGGCCGGTGCTGGAGATGCGCTGATTCTGATCTTCATGTACACGATTATTCCTTAGAGATTTAGAGGAAAGCAGATGAGTCAAATTGACCCAACAATTCAACAGGAAGCGACGGACTTTGCCAATGGACTTCCAGAGGATCAACTGGTTCCTCAGTTGCACCAGTTGAAACTGGATTACCAGGCACTACTCCCTCCAGATCCGAATAAGGACGCGAGGGATTTGGTTGCGCTCAAAATGCAGGCGATTCATTTTCGACTGGAGCGGATCTAACGGGCGCTATAATGCGCCATTGACAGACGTGGAGGAAGATCATGGGTTTCTTCAGTTTATTTGCCGGTGCACCAAAAGACGAGCGAAACCAGCAGAAGGATACCTGGTCCAGTCTCGGTAACATTTCCAAGACGGCCACTGGCAACGCGTCTGACCTCACTGGTCGCGGTAAAGAAGCCACGGGCACGGCATCCAATCTATTTACCAGCATTGCCAAGGGCGATCGAACCGCGCTGGCACCTGCGGTGAATGCCGCGGTCGAAGGTGCCGATGCTGCAAAACGCGAACAGGCCCAGGTGGGAACCGCGCGCGGTGGTGGCGCCTCTTCTGGAAATCAACAGATTGAAGATCACACGCGTCAACTGGTCTCGTCACTTCTTGGAGAAGCACAGGTCGGTGCTGCCGATAAACTTGCCGCGATCGGCAGTGGGGAAACCAATCAGGCTATGACCGCGCTGGGAATCGGAAGCGAAACGGAATCGAACCTGAGTAGTCTCCTGCACAAAGATATCGCGGAGAAGGATGCCACGGCCGCGAAGATGTGGGGATCGCTGATCAAGGGTGGACTGAGTCTGGCGACCGCTGGCGTGTCCCCAGGTGGATTGTTTAGCGGTGGTGGCGATAACTCCGCGGCTGCACTCAGTAAGGTTGCATGGCCGCAATAAGGACCTAAAGAAATGGACCAAGGCGTAGGAGCAGGAATCGCGGAAGGACTCGGGGAAGGCTTAGGCGACCTCGGCAATCAGTTGCGTCAGAACAACTTCATGAAGATGAAGTTGAGGGACCAGCAGGCCGACGACCTGACCACGCAAATCAAATCCATCGCGGACAACATTGCGAAAGTCGGCGGCAAAGATGCGCCTGAAGCCGCGCCGCTGATCGAGCAACTGAACTCCACCATCCAGCGACACAACGCGTTGTATCCTCCGCATGAAACCCCGGCGTTGCTGGCACGATTGAAAACGATGATGGGCCACAAGCCTGGAGCAGCACAGCCGGACGTGCGTTCCCAGATGACTCCGGAAGGTATGATGGCCGCGGCACCGATCCCCACCAACAACATCCTGCAGGAAGTGAACAATCTCACTCAGGTCCACGTTAAAGGCGGAACTCCACTCGAGGACGCAAGGAAGCTTGCGATCCAGGAAGTTACCGAGAAATACAAGGTCAACGACTGGACTCCGGCGACGGGTGATGCTGGAAACGTCTATCCGGGACCTGAACCAGCACCGGATAGCGGTGAGGCTCAAAAATACTTCCGACTCGAATTAAATAGGGAAGGCAAGCAACGAGAAGTCGAAGTCCCCGCCGGAACATATGAGGCTGGATGGAAGGCGCTGGAAGGTGTGGCCGGAGTCCCACACGAAGGACCAGATGGGAGGGTCTATCAGACTCAAGTCAATAAAGCCGGCACAAATCGGGAAGCGTTGATGCCGGGTGTAACCCCGGACATGATCAAAGCAAAACAACTGAGGCCGAATATCAACAATGCCACCGGTGGACTGGATTCGATCACTGATCCCAACAGGAACAAAGTTTGGACGGCCAGCATGATTGCCGACGCTCCCGCAGATGTTCAAACCATGTGGAACGACATCACCAAGCAGGTCCAGGGCGAAACTCAGCGTAAAGCGGACGTCGAGAAAGAAAAGGTCGCCGAGTCCGAGAGAATGCTTGCCAAGCGCGAGGCGCAGCAATTCGAAATCCAGAACCGGTCGTTTCAGAACATGATTGCAGGACACGATTACACCGCGGCGAGAAAAGAAGTCGACAAGGTTGGCGAAAACTATCACGACGCGCTGGATCGCATGTCGACGATGGACCAGAACCAACGTGATGCCTTGAAGGGCGACCAACAGGCAATGCTGTCGCTGGTCTCCAACCATATCGGTATGACCATCGGCGCTCAGAAGGGTGCCCGTATCACACGCGCGGCATTCGAGGAAGCCCAGAACTCCGCGCCATGGCTGGCACGGATGGGCGCACGGTGGAGTTCCGACGGATATCTCTCCGGCGTTACGCTGACGCCAGACCAGATGGAGCAGATGGTTCGATTGGCGCGGGAAAAGGTGGAGACTTGGAAGAAACGCAAAACGGACGTCGAAAACGAATATCACGACGCCCTGAATCCTCGTCCGGCGGGAAGTTCGGCGCCGGCCGCGGCGCCGGCTGGCGGTAAGCCGGATCCGGTCGACGAACAGATCCTGAAACTCCTTCAAGGTAAGAAGTAATGGCTGAGACCGATGACGTCACTCAGGCGATCAATATGTTCAAGGGTCTGCCGCAAGACCGGCAGGCCGCACTCCTGCAGCGCATGACGCCGGACCAGAAAGCGAAAATCCTGGCCGGGCTCCAAGCACGCCAAGGCCCGGCGCCATCCTACGTCCAGAGCCAGAAGCAAGCCATCGACTCCGAGATGGAGAAAGCCGATCCTGGCCGTCAGGTCACCCGCGATCCGCAAACCGGTGAAGTGACAATGACGCAACCCGGCACGCTGGGCAGCCGGGCACGAGAGGCCGCGATCGACGCGCTGTCGCCATTGACCGGACAGGCATTGCTGGGAGCAGTCCAGCAGGGTGGACAGGCACTCTGGGACATGCTGTCGGGACGTGGAAGCGGCAGGGCACAGGAAGTCGTGAAGGGTGCGGTGACAGCACCAGTGCAACCCGTCATAAAAATCGCACACGGCCTGAAGACCGGCAACTACGAAGAGGCCGCCGGTGGCGCCGGCGGATTCGCCACGCAGACCGCACCGGCAATCCTTGGCGCCGTAGATGCTGGCACTGGAGCCATTGACGCTTCGTCGAACGCCGCCCGTGAGTTCGCTCAGAACCGACTTGGTGTCAACGCGCTGAGAACGACGGAACCGATCGTGCGCCGATACAACGCCGCAGCCGAAGCCGTTCCCGAACGTCAGGCCGCCGCCGACGCCGCAGCTGCAGAAAAGAACACTCAGGCGGCACAGACCGCCGCGGAGAAACACGCGGCAGATACCGCCAAGCTGACCGCAAAGAACGAAGCGGCGATGCACGAGGCCGATATCAAAACGGAAGGCAGTTCCGCCGATACGCTGGCTAAGAACAACGCCGATCGAATCGCCCACGAACAGGCCGTCAAGGACGTCACCGAGCACAACGCCAACGTGGACGCACAGACCAACCGGGCCGCCAGTCTCGACAGCCAGCTTCGCGAGGGAAGCGAAGACCTCGGTAATCAGATCGTCGATCTCGACAAGAAGCTTCGCGAGGAAGGGAATCAGAAATACGACACCGTTACCGCGAAGGTTGCCGGTGACAAAGGCGTTCCCACCGATACGATAGTTCAGGCCGCGAAAAAAGCACGATCGATGCTCAAGGGTGCTCCGGAGAGTATTCGACAGTTCACCGACCTGATGAAAAAAGAAGCCGACACCGAGGCTCCGGTTGCCAATGGTGTGGCGCCTGAACCCGGTACCGGACTCTACAAACTCATGCAGGAACAGGGACTGATTCCGGAAGCCGAAACGATGCCCTTCGATCAACTCAAAGGGTATTCCTCGGAACTGGGCCGGAAACTGGCGGAAGGTGGATTGCCGGGCGACGTCTACCAGGCGATCAAATATCTCAAACAGCAGATCGATGCTGCAAAAGTCGCAATCGCGGAACGGCATGGTGCCACCGCAGACCTAGCGGCCGCTGATAAGTTCTGGCAACAGTTTCAGGACACCATGTACGACAAGGACAGCGCCGTGGCCAAGGTCCGCGAGAATGTCGGTGTCGTGGATCCGGAATTCTACTCCGAGCCTTTCACGAAAGGAAAGTCGGCCGGCGTCGGCGCCTCAAAGCTTCGTGGACTCCCGACGCAGTATTCCGATATCGCCAACGGAATTGCCGATATGACCGAGCGTCTTCGCAAGGCGTATCAGGAACGCGGAGAAGTGAACATCCCGAAAAAGAAGGAAGTTCCGGCGCCTCCGACCACGCAGCCCCAAGGACCGCGCGCGATGGCCACACTGGAACCGGCGCCCACGCCCGTCCAGCCGAAGGTGGTCACGCCGGAGACGGTCCAGCCTCCAAAGCCGCCGACCGCCGAACAGATCCTGCAACGGAAGAAGGATCAGGCTTTGGGGCGGGCTCAGTCCCTCGGTGAAATGCGCCATGCCACAGCATTTGAAAATCTTTCGCTTCCGATCAAGTCGATCACTTCCAATTTGCTGAAACGGCCGGCGGTGGTGGAATGGATTTCTCGACCGACCGCCTCGGATTTCGCGGCGATCGAGGCATTGCCAGATCCGATCCGGACTCAGATTCGCACCAAACTCCAGCAGGTTGTTGCCGAAGAAACCAAAGCCGGAAAGCCGCCACGGATTGATCCGCGCGTAGGTGCGTTCATCGGCGCCGCGGCTCCTGCCACGAACACGACCGGTGGCGTTCAGAATCGACGCCAAGCTATGGATGCCATGGGTCATCCGGTTCCGTGAATTCTGCCGACACCATCACCGCCTTCGAACTCTGCCAACGCAAAGCCTACTTATCCCAACGCTGGGAACGACACAAGCTTCTACCGAGCGAAATGTTACGCATGGGAGTGCTGGCCGGGCTCACCATCAAGGACCACACCGACTACGGCGAATTCGCTGGTGAGGAAGTGGTGACGCTGGCTTCCGAACGTGGAATGGACATCGATCGCGACAAACACAACGTGTACCGCGCGGTGATGAATCACGCCGGTATCGCCGACATTGTCACGACCGCGATCCGCAAAGAAGGTCAATCGGCCTGGCTGCCGATCGGAAAGTCACGAGACATTAACTGGAATAGTTCCTGTCTAATCGATCCGACCGGAAACTTCCTCCGGCGATTTGTTCCCGCCGGAAGTTGGAATCAGGAACGTCAGGAACACGAGATTCGTTCGTGGTACGGACTGGCCGAAGTCTGTATGGCGAAGCTTCCGATGCAGATGGTGGTGGCGCAACTGGGGAATATGAACGGCGGCCGACGCCACGGCCATTGGTCGAAAGCGTTACTTCACCCGCGGAATGCTGGCATCCGATTCAAGCTTCGCAGCCGTATGACGATCGATGGCTTTAAGGAAACATGGATTCCGGTCTGGCGCGAGGAACACGATGACATCGGCCGGCAACGGTGGCTCGACGCCATGCACGAAGACCGTGTCCTCGAGGAAGTCTTATTCGTCGTCGACATCCCACTTCCTGGCGAACTCGAGGCCCAGCGGATCCGTGACATGGCCAGCCGGAAACTTGATGAGATTTCTAAACTAACGGCACTTCCGGAGAAACAGCTTTCAACGTGCGATGGGCCTCTGGCGCCATGCCCATTCCGGGGATGTTGCTGGGGAGAACCAGAAATGGCTCCGTCGTCCCCACTGTTTGATGCTGTCGACGGAACCACGGCTCCCACTCTGCAGACCAGAGATTCTTCCAATCCAGACGCGGTGGCAGCAAGGTTTTTCGCAAGGTAAACCGGTCCTTATTCTCGGATCGTTTCAATTCCTTCTTGATCTTCCATGCCCATTTCTTCGGATCGTAGACCGGCCGTACCGAATTGAAGATCCCTTCGACTCGGAACATTCCCGGCTCGATCATCATCTCCGCGTCCATGTGTTCGGCGTGGCCGCCGTAGTTGCCGGCGATAACCGGCGTGCCGCACGCGAGGCTTTCAAAGATCGGAAAACCGAAACCTTCCGGACCGATCCCCAGGGTCAGGTCACAAGCGGAGTAGAGTTTCGCCATGGTCTCGTCGCTGACCAGACCGTTGTTGATGATCGCCCGGTGCATCAGGTTGTAGTCCTCCAGCAGTTTCATGATCGCCCAGTGCCGTTCGTTGGTATCGATTTGGATGAAGATTCGAATCGGGATCTCTTTTGCGACCTCCTCCAACGCCTCCATGGCCAGGCCGTAGTCCTTCCTCATCTGGTTCGTCGCCACGATCCCGATCAACTTCTCATTGTCCTCAAAAACGATTTCCTGCCCGAAGTCGGTACGGAAGACCGCGCGCTTGTTCATCCCCTGATGGGGATGGAAGATCGTGGAATGGATCCCGTGTGGAATGGCTACCAGTTCCCGCTTTCGGCAGTCCTGTTCGGAGAAGGTGTTTTCGATGACCTTCTTCGCCCATTCACTGTAGGCAATGATCCGATCGAACCCGTAGAGACATTGTGCGTTTGCGTTGCAGAGCATGTTCTTGGGACCGGCAGCGTCCATCGGCGCGTAGATCCATTTTTGGAACGGCCGCGACAGCAGCCACTTCCGCATTTCACGATCGTTCAACCATTCTGGATTGTCCGGCCGGCCGAACCAGAGCATTCGACTGGCATCCCAGATCGTCAGCACGGCGCCCTTTCGACCTTCGGAGAAGTTTTGCCAGACGTCCTTCACGGCGGGAATGAAGAAATCGTTCAGTCCCTCGATTGCGTACTGAGGGAATGGAAGCCGGCGATCGCCCGGGCCACCGTAGCCTAGAGTTCCAACGTCATAAAGATCGTTCAGGTGATGGTGGATGCCCAGCGCCAGGTCTTTGCAAATCCGGCCCAGTCCGCTGGAAGAGGATGGCGCGTCACTGATAATCAGAAGCGGCACTTTCATTCTTGGTTCAAGTCCTTTCGGTGCTGAATTATTCGCCGGGGATGATCACCGGGTGGTCCGGAATCAGGTCCTGGCCCGATCCCAGATCCGGAAGCATGTCATCAGGATCGTTGGAGGACAACTGGACGTGCATGGCGCCGCCCTGGACCTTGGCGCCCTTTTCCACCAGCGGGTGCGGTTTGATCATGTGGGCGAGATGTGCGGGAACCTGAACTCCGCCAACCAATGAACCGGTGGCCACGCGCGGAGGAAGCGGTTGCCGGAGAACGTTCCGGGCCTCCATGGCCTCGGATTCAATCGGCGGCATCTTGTCTGCCGCCAGCAGATTCGGCATCGGACCGGAGTGTCCTTTCTGCAGATAATCCTCGAGGACCTGTTTCACCTGTTCCAGTCGTGGAATCTCTTCCTCGAGTGCCATCTTCTGATGGAGGATCCGTTGATAGTCCAGACACGCTTTCTCGTATCGGCGTGTGGCCTGATCCAGCGCGCGCGCATACGGACTGCGGCTGACCTTCCGCTTCACCTTGACCTTCGGTATCCTGACGAGTCGAGCCTTCGGTTTGATTTTACGCATCCGGCGCCCCATGTCCGAACAGGGCGTAGTACGGTGGTGTCCCCACCTGAACTCCCCACTTCTGTTCAAACGTGCGACGGTCTTTCTCCGCCTGGGCTTCGATCATCGCCTTCTCGCCCGGACTCGCGGATTTCAAGGTTCCGCTGGCGTAGTGGTAGAACGGAATGCCGATCGTGTACGCCTCGATCCCGGCCTTGTGCATTCGCAGGTGGTAATCCCCGTCGGACGCGTAGAGCCACATCGACTCGTCGAATCCCCCGACTTTGTCCCAGACGTGCTTGCGAATCAGGAAGCAACTGAAGTCCGGATGTGGCCGCGGTGCCTTCCGCCATTCGCCTCGGATCCCTTCCATGTTGTCGACGCTGACGGCAGTGACGAAGTCCCCGCCGTCCTCGAGAAGTGATCGGTAGGTATCGGGACGAAGGACCACGTCGTTGTTCACGACCAGCGCGTGATTGCAACGTCGGAAGATAGTGGTCAGCGCGTAGTTCCATCCGGAGGACACGCCTTGCGCCGGCCGGAACGTCGTCGTGTTCGGACAGAAGCTTTCCAGCCATTCGGTGGTTCCGTCCTGACTGTTGTTGTCCACCACATGCAACTGGACGGGAATGTCCTGTTCCAGTACGGACTGAACGGCCTGTTTCGTCAGCGCCAAGGAATTCCTGCAAAGCATCACAACCGGGTTCACACCGGTATAGTTGAGTTCTCGTTTCATTGATTCTCCAAATTGTTTAATTGGGCAAAGTCACCAAAATGTTTGATAGCGGCTTCGTTGTAGGCACAGGCGGCTTCTTCCTGAGTACTGAACCAGCCAATATTGATTAAGATTCCGCTCACGCGAATCCGGCAGCGCCAAGGCTTCGTCAGGGTGTCTCGCTTGTGGACGAGAGAATAACTGACCCCTTTAAATCTCGAGGCTTTTTGCCTTGTGCGCTCACTGACTCGAAGGGTCCTTTGATTTTGCATGTTCTGGGTTTGTGTGGCGCGCCTCAGATTCTCGCGTTGATTGTTCAGCCCGTCTCCGTCCCGATGGTCGATCCGGATTTTGCTACTCACGTCGTATATTTCGTGGTGCATGAGTCGCCGCCGATACTTCTTTGGTGCGGTCCTGATGTACCGAAACGCGTAAGATCCATGACCGTCGCTCCGCTTTTTCTCGCACCAGACAAACTGAGAAAGGTGCGGGAAATCTTCATCGTCGACCGACGCCAGTCGGCCATTACTCAGCCTTATGAATTTCATTTGACGCAGCACACTCCGAGGATCCACCAGTCACGTGCTATGTCAGCACCAGGGATTGTTTCCCAATCAAAGAGAGAAACGTCTCTCCATTCGGCCGCCCGACTCAGATCGTTAATAAGGTAATCGCGACTGTATCCGAATTTGTGGCGATCGCCTGGCTCTCCCTGATAGGCGCCGTACACGTTGACCATGTAGAGATAGTCTTCAAGTTCTCCGGCCAGCCATCGCCTCGCCAATGCTTCCATGTCCGGAACCGTGATGATCAAACTACCGCCCGGCGCCAGCACGCGGTGACATTCCTTCACCAGCGCGTGGCCTTCACCCAATCCGAAATGTTCGTAAACTTGGTGCAGGACAACGTAATCGATCGTTTCGTCTTCGTAGGGAAGCGGATCATTACCGACGTCCAGAAGCAGATCCGGAACCTGGCCCGGCCGGCTGACGGCATCGATGTTCACCCATCCCTCACTGACGTCGAAGCGGCGCTGACCCGAACCAATGTTCAAAGCCCTCATCGCGGTACTCCATGGGGAAGAACATCCTTGAACTCGTCGTAGATGTACCGGTGCGAGTCGATGTATTGTTGCCAGTGTTTGGGATCGTCGCCTTTCCCCATCTTCACGAATGTCTGGCCGCCCAGATGATCACACGCCACGCCTACCAGTCGGATCCTCGATCCCAGCCGACGCGTCATGCAGGACAGCCAGTAGTCGTAGCAAACGTATCCGATCGGCGTGTTCAGCGGCCAGCCACCGGCATCCTCCAGGACCTTGCGCCGGACGATCAACGCGAATCCGTCCAGCACGGCCACATCACGACTGCCAGTGAATCGTTCTCCGTGGTTCTCCGCGTCTCGCATGTTGGACGCGAACCCGTGCCGCCCCAGTTGCCTGTAGTCGTAAGGGTCACGGTAGATCCCACCGGTTCCGTGTGCGGTGGCGCCACCGAATCCGACAAGGCCGACGTTGGGATCCTCGAACTCGGCCAGAACGCGCGCGACCCAATCCGGATCGCAGATGATCGTGTCGTCGTGCAGGTAGGCGATAATCTCCGCGTGCGACGTTTCGAGTCCATTGGCGTAGGCCGGAAGCATTCCGTCTCGGCCGTCCATGACGAAAATCTGTGGATAGCAGTCCGTCAATACGAATCCAAGGTTGTCGGCCATCGGGATCTTCCGGCTATCCATGGCATCGCCGCCCCAGCTTGCGATTGCTTTCCTCAGACTCTCGGCGCCGGCGTGAGCAGTCACAATGCACATCTTCATAGAGGAATCTTGCCTCCGTAGAATGCTGTGTTGTCGTTCCACCGGGTGAACCGACTGGTGAAAAGTCCGTGCTCTGCAAACAGAGCGATCCATTCCTTGTCGGTCTTCGTCTGTTCGTTTGGTTGGTCGAAATGAGCCCAGAGTTCGTTCGGGCAGTAGAAGTAGAACCTTCCGTCGTACTTCAGAAGCGCATGGATGTTATCGAGCGCGGAGGGGAGATCGACGATGTGTTCCAGCGACCCGATGCTGACGACGAAGTCGAACTTGCCAACGTGAAAAGAGTCCGTGTTTGTAAGGGTGAAGCCGTCGCCAATATCCGCCAGTATCAGCGTTGCTTCTGGAGCACGTAGAGTGGCGTGAGCGATCCCGATGCGACTCAGTTCAATTCCGACGCAACTGACGCGCTTAACCGCTTCCTGTAGAAAGTGTCCGGCGCCGCAACCGACGTCGAGCAACCACTTCTCTTTGTCGTAGGGCACCATCATGTCGTTCAGGTGGCGGTTGACCTCTTCGGGAGGGGTGTGCCAGCCGTCGCCCATCTCGACGTATTTCCTGTTGTACCAATCACCGAGTTCCTTCGAATTGTCGAACTGTTTCCTATCTGTCATTTTCAGTCTCCAAATTCAGGATTAGGATTCTTTCGAATCCATTCCTTCAAATCTTCGAAATCAATCTCAATAAAGTTGTATCCAGCTTCATTGAAGGCGACAACAACAAGACGGCCAGTTCCGGACTCGCGTCTCAGTTCAACATCCATTTCTTCGGCATATTCGCGGACACCTTCCATTACGAGAGATTTGGCGCTTATGCTCATCGTTTCCTCCAGACGCCCAACGTGCCTTCGGTGCAGATGTATTCCCATTCCTGATGGGCCAGCATGTATCGGTTCACGGCCGCCCAGACTCCGGGCAAGCTTTCCCGGCCGTAATCGTGGAACATCGCATATCCACCAACCGAGACGTGCGGTAGAAAATGATCGCAATCCCGGTAAACCTGATCTTCCTCATGGTCGCCGTCGATCAAAATGGCGTCGATCGGTGGTGTGACCGTGAATGCGTCACTGATAATCCGGTGAATCGCGTACAGGGCTCCGGACTCGTCGGCCATCTTCGCCCACGCATCGAAAGCCTCTTGACCATCGGCTTCGTTGAACGGATCCACGCCGGCGTAACTCAAGCCGTGTTCCCGTGTGACCTGCAGCGCGATCGAACTCGATCGTCCCCACTGTAGCCCCACTTCGATCACCCTGGATCCCGGTGGCAATGACGACAGGATGTGGAAGTAAAGCCGGGCCTCGGGTTCTTCGAACGCCGCGCTGGAACTGAAGCGGGATGTGAATAGGTACGCCTCTTCAAATGTCAGCATCTTTGTTCCTCTTCCATTGACCAACGTGAACGATCGGGACCGCGATAATGGCGTAGGTGATTTCGTCGAGCCCTTGAATGTATTTCGACATTCGCTCCGCGCTGGCCAATTCGAAATTGACCTTCGATAACGCGTCTTTGTACTCCGGATGGATCGATTTGAAATCCAGTGCGTGGGCTCCGGCGCTATGGAAGACGGCATACCAGGTTTCCAACGGTTTGGGATTATTGCTCAAGGTTTCCTCCGAATCGCCAGTCCGTCCCACACACCCAGGTCTTCCCAGCCGGCCGTGAACTTATCCACGGCGATGTTCACATCCGGAAAGCAACTGTTGTAATCGTGGAAGCACGCCACGCCGCCGGACTTCACCTTCGGCAGCCAGAGTTCGCAGTCCAGTGAGGGACCGCCGTCGGGAATGTTGTCGAAGTGGTACGCGTCGATGTGAATCAGGTCCAGCGGTTTGTCGACCAGTGTGGCTCCCTCGGTAGACTTCACTCGAGCGAGGAAATAGTCTGCATTAAAGGACTCCATGAGCCCTTGCACCTTCGGTTGGTTTTCAATCAGCACACTTTCCCAACTGTCGACGAGAACGAACGAAACTTTGCGCCCGACTGTACCCTGAAGCATGACGCTCAGACTCCGCCCCTGATCGACGCCCACTTCGGCAATCGTTCCACCCTTGGGAACATTCAACGCCAGTGCGTAGAGTTTCTCCGCGCTCAACTGCGTGAACGAACCGGGAATCTTATCGGTGAATGCCCAGACCTCTTCGAATGATTTCATCTTCCAGCCCCCTGTTGATTTCCAACTTCGACGCCTTCGTTATAGGCTTCGTTCATCCGTTCGCAGATGTATTCAGCCTGTTCTTTGTCTCCGAAGTCAGTGCTGATATGGGTGTCTTTATCGGTATCGAGTACAGTCCAAAATCCGCCTTCGTTACAGGTCGGACATGGCTTCTTGGTTTCCTCTACGATGTAGCGTTCGTTCATAGGATTTGTAATGCCCTCGCCCACGGAATCATGGCCGCGTCTTTTCCCGTTTCCGGATCGGTGTATCCCCCCGACAGGTGCAGGATGCAGGGCCACCTTCCCGTGACCCGGTTGTAGAGCCGCGGTGTGGGCTCGGTCATTTTCTCTGGCCCGACGGTATCCATGATTTTTGCGTTCACATCCGACACTTGGAAGATGTCGCACCCGCTGTCCAGTTTCGGACGGAACCAGCCTTGCCGCCAGCCCCTGTAGTATTCGAAACAATCATCACCGGTGAGCCCATCCTGCGACAGCATCCGTTCGAAAGCTTCGATCATCGCCGGAATCTCGGCAATCATCCCACCGCGGTTTGGATATCGATATGGAATGGATTCGTCAAAGCAGCCGACGTACTTCGACATGTCCGATTCGTTGCCAAGGCCGATGTATGCAGACATCAGGATCGGTGGTGCTCCCAGTTTCTGGTACTTCTCGACTATTTCCGTCCATGGAGCACAAAGGAAGGCATCCCAGGAATCGCTAAAACAGTAATGGGAGTAATCGTTGACGATGGTTTTCAGGAAATCCAACTGCATATCCATCATCATTCGTCGGTAACCTTGAAACGCCTGTGTTCCGACGCCATACAGTAGTGGTTCGACTCCAAACTTCTCGCACGAACGAAGAAAAATCCATAACTTGCGCCGCGCCTCTTCTTCGGTCGGCCACACTCCGGCGGTGACAAGGGCCATCTTCATGAAGCCTTCTTTCGTTTATTGAGGCGCTGTTCTTCCCACGTTGCCCATTTGCAATTCCCCGGTTCGTAGTTGCCGTTTACCAGAACGCGTTCGATCGTCCAGTTAGATTCCGGTTTTGGTCCGATGTCCGAAATGAAGTTCTGAAACGAATGTAGCCATCTTTCGCACACTGTAATTCCACGGCCACCGTAATATTTGTAAGCTTTGTTTTTGGGATTCGTGCATCGAGCGATCATTCCGGCCCACGAATAGTACTCGGTACTCATGACGCCATCAGAGCAGTGTCCATGCTTCCGCTTGCCCTTTTTGATTAAAGCGATCTTCTGACAACCGCAGCTTTTGACATTCCCAGACTGTAAGTCACCGCCCCGATGGATCATTTCGCTTCCACAGACGCAACGGCATCTCCATACCGTTCCAGTGAATTTCATTTCTGGCGTGCGGGGTAACTGTGAAACCACAAACAGTGAACCGAATGTCTGTCCTTTTAACTGAAGGGCTCTATTCATTGAACACGACCTTCCCTTGCAATCCGTTGGCTTCTATCAGCCTGTCGTTTTGCTCCTTTAATTGGTCGTAACCGACGATCCTTTCGCCTCGACTGTTTACCAGTCCCGTATGAATGACCATGTGTGGGTTCGAAACCGCAAAGTCGTAACCGAGATTTCTGGCGCGAGAACAGAATTCGAAATCTTCGCTTCCCGATGGTCCCCCAGGTTCCTGCCAGTAGCCAATCTCATCGAATGAGGTCCAGCGCATAACCATTGCAACCGAACTGATTAGTAGTGGAAACCTAGCAAAATCGACTGCCTCCCGGGGCTCTTCTATGTTGAATGGATGGCCATACGGACTCATGATTGTTCGATCCAGGCGATCCGCAATTTCCTGAATGACGCGGTCCCAGTGCTTGAGAAAAAAGCAATCATCGTCAGCGAACATTACCAAATCCTGTCGGCGGTACTTCGGAATGGATCCGGCGCCGATGTTGCGCGCGGCCGAAGCGCCCTGTGCCTTGGTGTTGTGGATGACCGTCGATCCAATCGTGAACATTTCTGGATACAGCGGATCTCCATCGCCGACCAGAGTGAGCGTATGGTTTTCCCAGACGTCGGCATTATCAACAAGGCTTGAAATTGTTTGCCAAAGCAGGTCTTTCCGTTTGCCAGTACTGATTATTACGATGTTCATTCTTCCCAAAAACTTTCTACTTTAGATTCGGTGGCTCCGCGGTGAACCTTCAGCCAGTCGATGAATGTCAGGTAGTCCTCTTTGTCTCTGTCCAGTTGTCTGTACCACGACCGATAGTCGAGATAAGCGGCATCCATACTCAGATCGTCCGGAACGTCCACCATGTCCGCGCTGGCATCGGTCCAATCGCCACCGCCCTTTATCAACACACTTTTCATTTCCGGATGATGACCAACCCGTCATCCCTCCCCTTTTCGCCCTGCCAGAATTCGCCGCCAAACTCATTGACCAGCAAGGCGCCGTACTGCGGCCAGACGTCCTCGATGACATACAGCGTTCCCACGGGCATGTAGGGAACAAAGAAGTCCGCCGTGGTTCTCTGGTGTTCGTATTCGTGGGAACCGTCGTCGATGATCACGTCCGGAAATCGCTTGCACATGTAAGCCACCCGCAACAGGTCGATCTCTACGGTCTGGTCGCAAACGATCGACTGGATCCGCCCTTCGTTGACCAGCGTGTCTTCTCGAATGTCGCACGCGAAAATCTTGGCGTCGGGAAAGTACTCCTCCCACATGTGGAGACTTGACCCGTGGACATACGCCAGACTCCCTAGGAACGGCTGCATCAGGTCTTTGTAGCCGATGCCGAACTCGAGCAACGTTTCCACCTTGCGGTCCTTGAACAACTCCTCGTATTTCGGCAAATAGGAGTGCCAATACAGTTTGTCGCTGTGGTACTTCTGGCCCAATTCCATCAGTGTCGGCTTCATCATTTCCTCTTGAAACTCTTTCTCCCTGGGCAGGTTCCCCAGTGGTTTTCGAATTCGCCCTTCTCATCCGGCATGTCGAACGGCATCCAGGATCCGTTCGGCGTCACGTACCACTGAATCTGTGCCGGGCATCCACGGCACTTTCCCTGAGTGCTGTACCTGTACTTCGCGGCCTCGAGCCCCTCTCTAGTCTTTGGTAGTGCTGCCATCTGGACTCTCAATCCGCCGGCCGTAGAGCCCGTTGGGACGTTCGTCGTATTCCACGTCGTCCTCAGTCGGCCCGATGCACGGACATTCCGCGAAGTCGGTTTTGCAGACAGGACAGTTGCCGTCCTCGTCGCATTCGAAACTGAATACGACTTTTTCCCATTCGGGTTCTTTGGCCATTACTTTCCTCCGCGTCGTCCACCTTTAGGCTTGTTGATGTGACTGGCGTCGTCGTTCTCGTCGGGCGCCGCAGCTTCGGCCGGCGTCTTCAGTTTCGCGATATACGCCACTTCGCCGACCGCGCCACCGCGGTCTTTCTCGCAGAAGTAGTTCTCATGTTCGTCCATGCAGATCGCGACGTCGTCGCACACCGAACAGATCGCCTGTTCCCCGGTGGGCAACTTCATTTGCATGTCCTCGAACGTGAGGAACAGTTTCTCCTGGTAGAACTTCTCGATCATGTCCATGGAAAGGCTGTTCATGGGAACTTCGGCGCGGAACTCCAGTGTGAAGTTCGGATCGTCCGGGTAAATCTTGCGCGCAATCAGGTTCGATATCTGAACCCGCTCCATCATCGTGGCGTACTTCTCCATGGCCGGATCGTCGCTGGGCCGCATCTCCATCAGTTGCAGGGGGATCTTGCCGATGTTGAAATGCGGCAGATCCATTTCCTGAATCGGGTGTGGCGCGCCGGCTGTATCGAAGGTGAACAGTAGGTCGGCAATCACCGGCGACAACTCCGCAGCCAGAGCATGTCGGAATGGCGTGATGTAGAAGGTGAAGCGGACTCTTTTGTCTTCTCCCCGTCCTTCGACGGAAGCTTTCTGCATGAACACGGGCACGTTTGGCGTGCGGAACATAGGTACTCTCCTTAAATGTGTTTCGATTGCGCGACTTCAGTGCGCCTCTTAGCTGCGGACTTTGCTCCGGCTGGCTGGACGATGTGTATCAAATCGATCAATGCTTTCAGTCGTCCGTCTTCGAGCATGTGACAGCGGCGGCATAAAAATTCGACATTCGTAGCGTCATTATTCCCAGTGTTTCCGTCTTTGTGATGTCGATCCATTGCCGGCTTATCGCATCGTTGGCATTGGCCGAGATTCTTGAACCTGTACTGCGCTCGATTTCGACCTGTGGCCGCGGTAATCGAACCAGTTTTCCACATCGGATTACTTGCCCCGAACTTCGAACAAGCGCGTGAGCAGAAACGCTGATACCGCTTTCCAGTTCGTTTTGCGTCGGCAGAGTTCAACTGAAATGGCAATTCACACCAAATGCAGACGCGGACAACGTTTGGGAGTTTCCTCATTCTGCTCTCGTCTTTTTTGCGTTTATAGCCTGAACGCACTGACCATATGGGACCAGAGTCGCCTTATGTCTCGGATTTCGACCACCCGGCTGAAGAGACTGGAGGGTAAGTAAACAAAAACTACACATCCCCGTGTCTTCGTACTTCGAAGCGGCATCCCCGCTCAACCCCAGAGCCATCTTTTTCTTCATTACAACTTCTTCCCCTTGCGTAGTCCCTTTTCGTTGATATCCGCCAACCACTTCAATTGGCCGCGGGAAACATAGGTACGTTCGTACCGTCGACTGAATCTTGCAATTTGACCAGAGAAGAAATGTGCGGACGATGCAGCTTTAAAGGTGGCGCCGGCATCCAACTTCTTTCGGATCGACAGGTAATGTTCGTACCCTTTCGCGGATCGTTCGTCGTCAGTCATAAGGCTTTACTGGACGGCCATCCCTTCGCAACCGATTCCTCAGTTAGATAACCGCCCAGCGCAACCTGAAGGATCGGCCAGCGTTCCTGCCAATAATAGTCCCGCTGGCCTCTCCCACGCGAAACACCGGAGACATCCCCCGGCGATTCCCCCTTAGAAGAAGGGAATGTCATCTCGTCCACTTCAGATACTCCCCGTGGAGAACCCACGTCGCGAACGCCGCAAACAGAATCCAGGTCCACCACGGCGTGGTTGCCAGGATATGCTTGCCGTCCATGATCGGCCGGATCCGTTGTGGTCGT